AAGAGCCGTTTACGCCAGATGTAAATGCTACGAAACAGTTGGTCCCTACTGTACCAGGGGCCGTGGTATTCAGGTTTACGGCTGTAGTCAAGATGTCGGCATGACTGACGTTTGGGGTTAACGTCCAAATGGGCGAAGTGTTAGCGGGCATGGCGGATAAAAGTGAATGTTAGGGCACTGCTGCGCCGTAATGAATAGCAAGAATGGCGCCGTAGCTTGTTGCGCTTGCAGGGCCTGTAGCCCCTGTTGCCCCCGATACGCCTACCACCCCAGTGGCGCCCGTGATGCCAATTGGCCCCGTCGCCCCCTGCACCCCAGTGGCTCCAGTCACCCCAGCAACTCCCGTCGCACCAGTGGCCCCTGATACGCCCACTACCCCCGTGGCACCTTGCACTCCAGTGGCGCCAGTCACACCAGTGGCGCCAGTCACACCAGTAGCCCCGGTAACGCCAACCACGCCAGTCGCCCCCTGCACCCCAGTGGCTCCAGATACTCCAATAACGCCAGTAGCCCCAGTAGCGCCCGTAACTCCCTCCACCCCAGTGGCACCCGTTGGACCCTGCACTCCAGTGGCGCCTGTAATGCCAATCACGCCAGTGGCGCCCTGCACACCAGTGGCCCCTGTTGCACCACTTACACCAATAACTCCCGTAGCACCACTCACGCCAATGGCACCAGTAGCACCACTCACGCCAACCACGCCAGATGCACCAGTGGGACCAATCACGCCAGTGGCGCCAGTCGCCCCTTGCGGGCCGATATAGCCTTGAGCAATGGCAGTGCGAATGCTGCTAGGGGTTATGCCTGAATGCAGGAAATGAGCAGTGACATTGCTAGTGTGAGTGGTTTCAGCATAAACTTTTACAACAATTCGATCAGTATCGGAGATGGTGAGAGGACTGACAAGAACCCTTAGCGCTGTGTAATAGTTGCTACTTGTGGCGTCGATCTCGGGGCTATCAAGTTCAAACAGGAGAGTTTCAGTGCCACCAGTGTTGCGCTTGTAAACTTTGAAGACAAGATTGGTGCTCCCACTCGCGCTACTAACGTAACTCCAGAAACGAAACTCATACTCGCCAGAGGGAATTTCAGTGATGCCTGGATCGCCAGCATCAGTGGCAAATTCTTCAATGATCACTTGACCGCTGGTATTAACCACCACGGCAGTCATGTCATCTTGTGGATCTGAATCAGGCCTGTCTGGCTGTAACGATTCGTAGCCGCTAATGTCGGAATTGGCTTGACGGAAATACCAAATGCGACCTGCAGCACTCACGCCAGCAACGCCAGTAGCACCAGTAGCACCAGTGATACCAACGCCCGTGGCGCCAGTAACGCCCGTCGCTCCAGTGGCGCCCGTCGCCCCTGACACGCCAATTGCGCCAGTTGCCCCTGTGATTCCTGCCGGGCCAGTGGCACCAGACACGCCCACTACTCCCGTGGCACCTGTCACCCCTTGAACGCCAGTAGCACCCAAAGCGCCGGTCGCTCCAGTGGGGCCTGACACACCAGTAGGACCAATCACGCCAGTGGCGCCAATTGGCCCGGTAGCGCCACTAACGCCAATCACGCCGGTAGCACCCGTGGCCCCAGTAATACCCACCGGGCCCGTGGCCCCTTGAATGCCAGTTGCTCCCGTGGCGCCTGTAACGCCCACTACGCCAGTTGCTCCTGTGATACCCACACCAGTGGCACCTTGCGCTCCCGTGGCGCCCGTAACGCCCACCACTCCAGTGGCACCCACCGGACCACTAGCGCCAGTAACGCCCGTGGCTCCTTGAATGCCAGTGGCACCCTGCACGCCAGTTGCGCCAGTCACACCAGCGCCTGTTGCGCCAGTGGCACCAATCACGCCAGATGCGCCTGTGGCGCCAATTGCGCCCTGTGGTCCGTTTCCACTCAGAGCAATGGAGGGAGAACTGGCGGCAAGAACCACCACTTCGTTGCCGCTCTCTTCTGTAATAACAAGTTGCGTGTTGTCTTGCGTGACAGTAATGTTGCCAGTCATCACAACCCTCGCCCAGTCAGCCCCAGATCAATATAAGCAGTGCCTTGCAGTAAGTAGTATTTATCGCCCCCCGGCTCCGTAATCATTAAATCGTATTGTCCTTGTTCTGTAATGCCAGACGTGACAGTGCTGTCAAGCCGTAAATTAAACATGCCACTGGATTGAACGGTCCATGGAGTGTCAAAATTGGCAAGTTTTGCAGTGCCAGTGCGATTCCATAGCTCAGCCTCCAAGGTATAACCATTCATATTGACTGGCGTGCCAACACTGTCCTTGTATTGCAGGGCCATTTGAAAAGTGGCGCCTTGGTGAATAGTTATGTCGTAACGTGCTGGATCCACATTTTACCTAGCATCATTAAAACAGTCTACAACTATTGCCTTGTTACAGCTCTAGCTTACGCCACTTCAACCCATCCAATCATCCCAAGGGCTTTAGCACTAACATTGCTATCTACTGTCAAAATTAAAGTGTCGCTCACGCCAGACGCATTCTGCCCCAAGGCAAGACGAATGGCTTCTGCCACTGCATAGTTATTGGCTGATCCCTGTGAAACAAATCCAGAGTCAATCACAGTGCCACCAGACACCGATGTCGCGCTGGTAGTAGTCTCGACGTTCCCCCTTCCATTGTCCGCTGGCGCCCAAGTAACACCAGACACCGTTGGATTTAAGCGCAAACGCCATAGCACCACATCGCTGGAAGCAGTGGTCGTAGAAATCCGCACAGGAAGAATGACGTTGCCAGTACGACCACTTGCCATGCGAATGCCAGCAGTAACACGCTCCCCAGTCGCGTTAGGAACTGCTGCTAAATCATGATTAATAGAATAAATTGCCCCATCTGGTTCATAACCCCCTTCACTTAAAACGCTGCAACAAATCTGCTTAAAAGTGCGGCCAGAAGCCTGTGCAATGCTATTGTGAATGCGATAGGACAATGGCAAGATTGCTGTCTGCATATAGACAGAATCAATGGAATTGGAATGTTGAAATTCATGGCAATACGTCACTTCACCATCAATAACAAACCCGCAACGCACACGTAACCATTCAAAATCGGCAGTGAAAATTTGAGCTTTGGCAAAGTTCAAAGATGGCAACGTATCAATGTTCCAATCGCTTTGGTTAACCACATTTTCAACTACCGCTCCAGTAGCAAAACTTCTTACTACGAACTGAATAGTAGTGCCGCTAGCCCTTACAAAAACGCCGTTATTGTTATCAAAAAAGCCAACTTCTTGAGTGACGCCATCAGCAAGAGTAGCGCCAACGAAACTCTGCATAATCATCAGGCTTTTGCCTGCCTGATAAGGAAAGTTTTGTTTAGTACGGCGAAGCACAGTGCTTCCAGAAGCCGTAGCAACTGTCATTGCAACGCTACATTCATTTGGCAAAAATGTCGAGCTACCACCTCCAGAAACAACTTCAAACCATTGGTCTGGTCGCTTGTCATAGCGCAGCGTGCTATCAAATAGCGTATAGGGATCGCTTACGCGCTGGCGACCAAAGGCATCAACCATTCCGCTGTCAGGGCCGCTTTGTAGCACGCGGCCCCTATGATCAGCTTCTATGTGAGTTTCAAACTGTTCGCCGCCAGCAATTACTTGCCCCATTATTCTTCCATTGTCTTTTCCTTATTGTAGCCGCAGGTTCTTTTGTACTCGCTGCTAATATTTTGCATTGCTTCAATGACGCTATGGGGAAGGTAGCCACAGGCCATCATAAATTGAAAGAAGGCTCGTGAAACCGCCTGGGCGCCATCTCCGCTATAGGTGTGGTTAACTTCTTTGTAGGAACAATATCCTTCCATCGCTTTGTCATCAGAAAAGCGATGGGCGAAGGAAATGGTGTTGACGAAAGGCATGGCATAAAAAAAGGAGGCCCCAGAATGGTAGCCTCCTCGTGGTGGACCGTCAATCAGCCTTTGCCTTGCCCTCTCATGGGTTTTTTCCCTTTGCGACGAGGGCGCGAATGTTGACCCTGCCCAATGGAAGTGGTCTTGGGGGGATTGGGCTCGTGCTCAACGCGAGCGGCGCCTTGCTTGCTTTTCACTGCCATGGCACACCTGAAGCGCGGCTGGGCTGATGTTGCTCGTCAAGCTGAGCTTGCAAAGCGGCTTCGATTTCAGCCACTTTATCAGCGCCAAGACTATCCTTCACCCATTCCACGACAATCTCCGAAGAGAGTTCAGCATAGGGAATGGGGGTGCCTGTGGGGGGCTCAAGGCCAATGCTTCCATAGGCCCCCGAAGAATAGGTGCCGTCGTTGGCGTCAATGGTGTAGTGGACGGTGAAAACCAAGCCGTCAGCAGTGTGGCGCTCAAGATTGGCCACGTTCCAAGAGAAAGAAGTCATAGTGGGACAATGGAAGGACATAGTCTAGGACAGGTTAGAGCATAGGACTACCGGCCCGATAGGTGTCGTCGCTGGCGTCTGCAATGCAGTGGGACGTGAACACTTGGCCATTAGAGGCTTGGCATTTAAGCAGCGATGCGCCACTCAATGTGGCGGTGGTTATTCAAAAGGGATCTCTGTTGGCAGGGTTAGGTCAAACGGTAGGTGACCCATGTGGTCGCTGCCGTTCTGCGGGAAAGGAAGCGCTGTGAGTTGTTGGCAGCAACAGTACCGGAGCCTACTAGGGTGTGACCGGTGCCGCCCTGGACTGTCACAGCGTTTGTGGCGCCTGTGTTGATGACGCTCCACTCAAAGGCCATGTTGTTGTAGAGGCCGCTGAAACCGCCATCCATCAGTGTGCCAGTGGGCAGTGTCATTGTGACAGCCGCAGCAGTGGATGAGGTGATGATCTTGGCGGTGAGGTTGGCAACGGTCAGCGTGGCGGTAACGTCTACGGCTGCCGGTGCAGGCTGGTTGTAGATGACGGTGCCGCCGTTGGAGATGCGGAGTTGCTCAGTAGGCGATGCAGCGCCGTCAGCAGTGGTGCTGAACACCAGGCGGCCTGGCATGTCGTTGGTGCCGGGGGTGCCGTCTACTGCTGCGGCAATATTTGCGCCTGAAACAAAATTTGCGCCATCAGAGCCTGCAAAATTAATCTGTCCAAACACATCGTTAGCTTGGACGACGGTGTGAGATCCTGTTGTCGCGTTTCTTGATTTTAAGAAAAATGTATTTGAACCGTTTGCATCGGCGGAAAACAACGAAGATTGATATGAGTAAAAAGAGTTTGATTGAACAAGAGAAGGGAAGCTAACAGCAGTGATGCTTGCACTCGTCCCCACCAGCAGCCTGCCTGAGGTGTCGATGCGGGCGCGTTCTGCGTTAGCGGTATAGAACGTAATGGGCGCAGCGTCTTGAGTGTAAAGTCTTAAGTCGCCTGTTCCACGATGCACAAACTCAGTGTTTGCGTTTGCCCCACCACCGTTACGAATAATTCTGAAACCAAAATCTGCGTAAGTTGTATCGCCAATAAGATCAATGTAAGCAGGTTGATTAGTTGTAGTTCCCTGGCCAATTTCAAGAAATGATCCTCCTCCTTGATTCAAGATTCTCTGTCCACCACTCCCCAAAACATCTAGGCGATAAGAGCCAGGGACGCCTCCGATGCCTACGTTGCCGCTGGAATCAATTCGCATCCGCTCAGTGACTCCGTTTGCGGTGCGGAAGCGATGCTCATTGGCATCCAGGATCATTGTGTTGGCAAATGAAACGTGGGTGCCCCCATAGAGTTCAATGTTTGCACCTGGATTAGTTGTGATATCTCCGCCAAGTATATTGATACTGCTGTTATCTACAGTCGCAGAAATGTTCCTGCCTGTAGTTAGCTTAAGGCCAACACCATTCCATGTGGTGTTCCCGGCGTTGTCAATCCGCATCCGCTCCGTAGGACTGGCAGCACCATCGGCTGTGGTGCTGAATACCAGGCGGCCTGGCATGTCGTTGGCGCCAGGGGTGCCGTCTACTTCTGCGGTAATCTGAGCACCAGGCCAGACATTTGTTCCATCAGCGCCAAAGAAAATTACAGCGCCAAGCTGATCACCAGCCTGAACCACCGTGTTGCTGTTAACCGTTGCCCCACGAGACTTGCCTAAATAGAACGCAGAGCCAATGGCGTTATTGGAGTTTTGAAAAAGAGACTGAGTTCCAGTTTCAAGTTGAATTCCCCCTGGCGTCACGGAGCCGTAGTAATTGCTACGCGCACTACTTGCCCCCACCAGCAGCCTGCCGGAGGAGTCGATGCGGGCGCGTTCGGAGCCGTTTACGTTAAATACGGCACCGGTGTTGTCGTGATAGATGGCCAAGTATTCGGTGCCATCGATTGTTTGACGAAATCCCCGCGTAGTAATTGCGGCTCCACCTGCACCAGCCGTCCGAACAAATCCACCGTTTGCAAAAATGTTGCCGCCCACCTGCAGTAATTCGGTTGGGCTAGTAGCGCCAATCCCAACCCTCCCGCTGGAATCAATACGCATCCGCTCACTTACGGTACTTCCTCCATCAGCAGTAGTACTGAACACCAAACGACCGGGCATGTCATTGGTGCCAGGGGTGCCGTCAACTTGCGCTGCTACACGGGCAGCTTCTACATAAGACGTCCCTTCAAACGCGGCAAAACGCTGAATGGCAATAGTGTCACCAGACACCACAGTTGCTGCAGCACCTACTGTTCCACGGGATTTGGCGCAGTTTAATTCAGTACCTGCATTGTTTTCGGTGTTTCTAATACATAAAACTGTCCCATCTTGTGCTGCAAGTTGCGTGCCCGCTTGAAAACCAAGAATTGAATAGGCAACACTCGTCCCAACCAACAAACGGCCACCTGTGTCAATCCGCACCCGCTCAGTTGCATTAGTTGTAAAGCCAAGCTGGTTGCCAGTGGGAGAAAATACACCGTTGGCAGTGCTACTCGCCAAACTTGTTGTATTCGTTCCGAATGATACGCCATCAACAGCACCAATAATTGTCAACGGAGAAACTGGGGTACTTGTTCCAATTCCCACCCTGCCGCTCGCATCGACGAACAACCGCCCCGTGCCATTGGTTGAGAAGCCTAATTGGTTTGCCGCTGGCAAATACATGCCATTTGTTGGCACGCTAGAACCAGTGGGAATAAAGCCGGAAGCAGTGGCGGTGCCAGTCGTGACAATGTTCTGACTGCCAAAGTTAGGGCTGATCTTTGTGCCAGCAATGGCCGCAGAAGCATTAACATCGGCATTGACAATAGCACCATCAACAATCTTCGCAGAGGTGACAGTATCATCAGCAATGGCGCTAGCAGTGCCAGTAAGATTGCCAGTTACATTGCCCGTTACGTTACCAGTCAGCGAAGCAGTGATGACATTGGCCGTAAAGTTGCCGCTTCCGTCGCGGGCAACAATGGCACTGGCCGTATTGGCGCTGGTGGCAGTAGTAGCACTATTGCTTACCTTTCCTGCGGTAGCAATTGTGGCAAGCTTAGTGTCAACGATGGCGGCAGAAGCATTGATGTCGGCGTTGACAATTGTGCCATCGACAATCATTGTGCTGGTAACAGTTCCCGTGTCGCCAGTAGTAATGACCGTGCCAGTCGTATTGGGCAGCGTGATAATCCTATCTGCCGTGGGATCGGTTACTGCCAGTGTGGTTTCAAAGCCGTCGTTTGTACTACCTTCAAAAACAAGGCTTCCAGACGGTGCAATCAAAAGCTCGCCAGTAACTGATCCTCCACTTCGGGGCAATGCTGCGTTGGCTAAGTCATAAGCCGTTTTTACGGCAGTAGCAGAGGCGATGGTGGTCGAGCTGGTAGTGCTTATACTGTCGCTAATCTTGCTTTGCAAGCCCGAAGGCGTCACGGCGCGAACAGTGTCAGTGCCAGCTTGTGTTTCTGCATTAGTAGCAAGCTCAACCAGCCCTGGAACAGTGGTACTACCAGACGGGGTGAGATTGACGAAAACAGAACCGTCGTAATACTTCAGACCATTGATTGTCGTACCATTATCCACCCATAGTTCTCCCATGCTGTTACCAGCACTGCCAGCAGGAGAAGCGTTGGGCGCAGTGCCGCCCACATGCGCCGGACCAACCTTCACTACGCCCCCTCCATTGTCCTTGAAGAACAATGCAGGCGTGCCTGAAGCAGTATTAAGAGCCAACTGTCCTTCCGCCAACCCAGAGGCAGTGGGGCGCTTATCGGTCGTAGAAGAACGAAGATGCTTGAGAGTGGATGCCATGGAGAAAAAGTTCCGAGTGCTCAGCTCATCAAGAGGAGCGATTAACTTGCTGCATTCTAAAGGCTAGTCGTATTCGCCTTCGTCAATCACCCCATTTGTGTCGTTCAAAATGCGATCCAGGCTATCCCATGTCGTGTAATAAAAGGCGCTCGCCGTTTTGACCACGACTTGCCCTGGATTTCCGTATGGCGGAATTTCTTTGCCCGCGTAAACAAGCCTGGGCGATTGGTAGGGCATGTCTAATCCTCTTCATCGCTCCTTAATAAGAACCGTCATCAACTGTTCCAATGGTCATAATGCCCGTGCCAGATGCCACGACGATTTCAGAAGATGCACGCACAATGCCAGCAGTAGAAGTATTGGCAATTTGAGCCCGCGCCCACAAAACTGCATTAAGATCTTCTTGACTGGCCACACCAGATGCCGTTGGGACAAGCGCCGCGCCGTTCACGAGAACGTCTTGATCGCCAACTCCAGCCACTGCGCTGCTTAAATTAACCTTGGTCCAAGTGGCGCCAATGCCCTGAGATAGCACCCAGTTACCTATGGCAAGATTGTCTGCAGGCGCAGGTGCAGAACCCACTCCACTTGCCGTGACAATTAGATAGACACCATTGTTTGCTGTGTTAGGTGCGGATAGCCCTTGACCAACAGTTAATCCCGCTTCAATGCCATAGTTGTTGATGCTGGCCACTGTATTGCCAGAAGCGTTATAGGTGCCACCAAAACGCAAGTTGATTTGCGTGGGAGAGCCATAGCCCAAGTTGAGCCAATAACCATTCGGCACAGGAGTGACTTCCCCCACCCAAATAAAAGCAGAGCGATCATTTGGATTGATCCACCATTGCCCAGCGAATTCAGGAGCGGGGGCGCTTTCGCTTACTTGTGCAATACCATAATCTGCAAGCTGAGAAGCAGTAACACTGTTGGGAGCAAGAAATGCGCTGGTAAATGTGCCAGTGGTGATCTTGCTTGCATCCAAATTAGGAATGTTTGAGGCCTGAAGGTTGGCAAGCGCTGAAACAATATGCCCCTGTGCATCAATTGTTACTGGCCCCGCGTAAGTGCCAGCCACTGTTGAATTGCTATGATTTAATGCACCATTGGCGGCCACGGACAAACCAGCGCCAGGGAGCACTCCCCCTCTTGTGCTGGAAGTGGCGATGGGCAGATCAGTGGAAGCAAGAGCTCTAAATGAAGGAGCAGAAGCAGAGCCAGACGATGGGCCAGCAAAAATAGTATTGGCGGTTTGATTATCCAGCGAGGTGGTAATTGTTGCCGAAAATGCGTCAGGGTAGGTGGCAGTAAACGACAGTGGTGTACTATCAGAAAAAGCAATTGAAGCAATGCCTGCTAACCGCTGCCAGGCACTCCCATTCCATGTATATTCAAAATTGGTAACGGAATCAACGTATTGCTGACCGATAAAACTGCCAATGCTGATTGGAGGGTTAGCGCCAACAATGGTTACGGAATTATCAGCCACCTTCGCCGCTGTAATGGCATCGTTATTGATTTTGGCTGTGGTGACGGCAGAGTCGGCTATGGAGGTAGTGATGACATTGCCAGAAGCAATTTTCACTGAAGTGACGCCACTGTCTGCCAGGGCTCCACTGCCAACGGCTCCGGTGGCAATAAAGCTAGAAGTGACCACTTCTAAGGCACCTACCGCGCCCACTCCCAAATATGATCGTGATGTTGCACCATTCGTACCGCTTGCAAGAAATGTTCTTGTGAAATCAGTGATTGCGCCTGTCGTATAGGTGTCAGAGGCGGTAGTGTAGAGGAATTGTCCAACAGAAGTGGTGAGTCCAGCGATGGAGGCAAGGCCAGCGTCGTAAGCCTGCACATTGGTGCCAATGACAAGGCCAAGATTAGAGCGTGCGCCAGAAGCCGTGGAGGCGCCCGTGCCACCATCAGTCACCGCTAAATCAGTGATGCCATTAATGGTGCCACCACTAATTGTTACAAGGCCTGCATTTTGCACCGCCATTGAGCCAAGGCCCAGCGTACCTCTAACGTCACTAGCAGTAGAGCCAGAAACAATAGAGCGTCCTAACGAAGTGAACGGAGCAGAAGCAATCACGCCTGACGCAGAGGCATAAATGACCTCGTCCGCCGCAGTAAACCGACTGGCCACTCCAGACAGGACACTGCTATAGGCCTGAACATTAGTGCCAATAGCTAGACCAAGATTTGCCCTTGCTTGCAAAGCAGTGGAGGCGCCTGTGCCGCCATCTGCTACCGCCAAGTCAGTGATTCCGCTAATAGTACCGCCGCTAATGGTCGCGTTGCCAGTGGTTAGCGTCACCCCAGAAATAGCGCCCCCCAAAATGGCAACATTGTTAGCCTCTTGGATGGCTATCGAGCCAAGGCCAAGCGTAGAGCGTACACTGTTGGCGGTAGATCCAGAAACAATGGAACGACCAAATGCAGTGAAGGGAGTAGAAGCGACTACGCCCGATGCAGAGGCATAAACAATTTGATCGGCTGCCGTAAACTGCCCAGCAACGCCAGAGAGAACAGAACTATATGCTTGGACGTTGGTACCAATGACAAGGCCAAGGTTTGTTCGGGCGTCAGATGCTGTAGACGCTCCAGTGCCACCATCGGCAATAGCCAGGTCAGTAATGGCAACAATAGTGCCGCCACTAATCGTTACGCCATTGACACTGATCGTCGCGCCACTAATTGTGCCGCCGCTGATGGCTACGTTGCCAGCACTTTGCGAAGCAATACTGCCGAGTGCAGGAAGCCCAGTTAAGCTTGCATAAGTGCCACTGGTCGCCACGGGAGCAAGACCAGTAACGCCACTTGCCGCAATAACAATGGGCACGCCAGAAGCGAAAGTGACAAGGCCTTGAGAATTGACCGTGAATTGTGGAACTGTGGAGGCATTGCCATAAGTGCCAGAACCCACGCCAGTCGTGGCCAGCGCATTTGCGGCAAGTTTAGTCGTAGATGATTGATTAAGCTTGGCGAGATCAATGAACGATGACGGCGCCCCGCTGATGCCAATAGCAATGAAATTACCAGCTTGAATCTTCTTGGTTTCACCGCCACTTAAGTCAACGATAGGCAGCAAATCTCCCTGAGCTAAATCGCCAGAAAGTTCATTTAGCTCAGAAATACGGACTGTCATGGTTAGTTTGCTTCCACTAAGAGCCCAAGCTCTGTCAAATCGGCATCAGTGCCAATTCTAACGTCAGCCTCAGTTGTTATTTCGACTGGTGTTACTCCACTCTTCAGGGCAAATGCACCGGCACTGATAAAATCAAAACTGCATTCCACAATCTGATCTGATTGCACTGTAATACCAGCTCTTGTCATAATACCATTTACTTCATACCATACGCCTTCATTTGTTGCATAGCCAGGAATTTGCTGCACTCGTGGTTCAAGCAAGTAAAACTTGCCAGCAAATTTTGCCCCTGCTTCTATCTTTTGTACAAGTTCGCATAATGCAAGTGGGATTTCTTCGTCGTTTAAGTTTTTGAAACTAAACAAGCAGTCAACAGTGCCACTGCCGGAGATGCCAGATTGCGCAAAGTTTTTGAAGCGTTCACCCAGGGAGGTGATTTCAGTGGAGTCTCTGTCAGTAGAAAACGTGAAACCCTTTACTTGCCCTAGCTTATGAAAACCACCTTCAACAATGGACATATCAACTTGCCAAGGCGCTGCTAATGCACTAACGGATAGTGGTACTGCCAAGAAGCGCACGCCGGGATTATTAATGGCATCGCTAAAGCTGCGATACATGCGAATGGCGCCCATGGCATCCACATTGGCAAAAAATTCAATGGGAAGAACGCCAGCGCCAGGGTTGTCTATGTAAGTGGTATTTGCGGCGTTTGTGTAGAGCCTCAGTGGCAGGCCGCGAGAATCGCTAGTGGTGAGTCTAATGCGGTCACCTGTAGTGATGGTTCCATTAGGCAAGTCAATGCCATCTGGATCGCCAATGTTGATGCGCTTTCTACTGACCAGTAAATTGGCAGGACTAATTCGCGCATTAATCGAGCCTCCACCACCTACGCGCTTAAGCTCGACTTGCCCATAGTGTCCCGCGAATACAGTCATGCCTTGTCAATCACTAAAGGCATCAATAAACCTGTCCGCCCTTCCATGGCCGATCTCTCAACGGACCATTCACTGTGAAGTTAGTTTCAACAGTTACAACTTCCCCATAAGACACACCAATACTTGCGCTAGTAATAAAAGCATTAAAGGCAAAATTGGTCTTCCAATAATCACCGCCGTCCCTGGTGAACGTTCCTTTGCTGATCAGCAGGTTCACACGCACTTCACGAGGCGTGGTAGTGGGAAACAAAATATCAATGTATTCATAAATGTCTCCAAACTGTTCAAAACCACTATCCTGCTCGTAAAACAATAGCGTTGCCGTGCCGTCATTGGATGTAATCGATGGGGCGTATGTTTTGGTGGTGTCTCCAAGGCTTGTGGTTTCAACCACTTCAGAATTACTGTTTAATGTCCAACCGCGAATCTTGGCCACTCGATATGGATCTTCAGTAGTGTCGAGAATGTTTTCAACGACAGCAGTATTACTCTCCGTGACAATGGTTGGCGTGGTTTGTATCCACAAATTGGGCTGCCATGTTCTTGCCCATGCCAATTGATTGCCAACTGCATAGCCAGTGCCGCCTACTACCACCTCGAAACGGCAAATGGTGCCATCGGCCGAGCCTGCAGGAATGAAGTCAATAGCTCTTACTTGCGCTCCTCTGCCGCTCCCCTGGAACGTGGCCACGTTAAAAATCTCTCCAATATTGATGGGCAACCGACCCCCTGTAGACCACACTGGTACGGTAAATACCCCCACGAGGCCAGTGCCGCCTGTTGGGGCCAAAAACATGGTGCCATCATTGCCCGTATAAATAGCCATCGCCAGTGAGCACTTTTCTTTTAGTATAAGGCCATTCTAATAGCCTGTTGTTATTCCGGGCGACCGTCAATCATGAACAATCCTGGCACATATTGCGCAATGCCTCGTGCAATCAGGGAAGAGCCGTTTTGATCGGCATGTTCCACGCCCTTAACTGTCGTCTCCCCTTCTTCATCCATTGATACCTCCGTCACGCGAAAAATGCGCTTATTGCGTACAGACTTACCGAGCACAAATAAATAGCCTTTCCATTGTGCAATGCTCCATTCTGTGCCATTTTCCAGTCTCACGGCCCTTCCGTTGCGCACTCTCACTGTCAAGAAGCCATCAGCTATTTCCAAATTACCAGGGAAAGTAGATGAAGAGTTGGGCCAGTAAATGATCATGGAATAGTCGTCATCGGGCAAGCTGTCTACCAGCGGCAAATTCAAAAGCCCATCGTCCTCGATAATACCTGAGTAGATGTTTTGCCATTGATTTTGCGCTAACTCCACATAGATATAGGCGCCGGGAAACACTGGACTATCCGTAGGGAAGGTCTTGAATTCAATGGCGCGGCGGGAATGACGACGAACATTGCATAAATATTTCAGCACTTTAACGGCCTGTTCCTTAGTGGTGACAAAACGAGACATATCGACAGTCTCCCGCAACGCCACACCTTCAACAGTGTCGGCCAGTTGAACCTCCACACTTGAATTCTTGGCAAAGGCGCTACCTGATTCTGATGTGCGATAGATGCCAGTTAGCACTACATCCTGCGTGCCGTTGCCATAGTCAATAAATTCTTCCTTGTAGCTATCTTCAAGAATATTTCCTTGATTGAACAATGCCGAGACGATAATGGTGCCGTTGATCTGCCCATTGTTCTTATCATAAGGCACCGCAGGAATTAGCGTATCTTTGCCGCCAATCTTGGCAAGCTCCAGTAAGCTGAAGCCAGCATTAACAGCCCAGAATTCACGCCATGCTGTGGGTTCTGCAATTACGCCATCCATGAATAGTTGATTAGCTTGGCAAAAGCGCTTACTAAAAGCTAGTTGCTCTACATCTACGGAATGCAAACTAGCGAACTGGCCAATACCATCAGTAGTATCCAGAATCGTGTCCAAGAAAATGTCCGGGGCATTGCATGGACATTCATTGGGAAATGGAGAAATAGAGCCAGGGGAAGTGGTGCTAAGAGTGCGACATTCTCTACCTTGGTCTACGAACAACGTAAACGAGCGCAAGTCTTGAATGGTCTTGCCTGAGTACATATTGAAGCCGAACAAAGACAGCCCTTGGTAGAGCGACGAAAAAGAAGAGAATGGCTCGACAATTTGCTCTGTGATTGCTGCCAATGAAAACTCCGGGCCATTGTCAAAGGAATGTTGCAACTGCGTGTCTGATTGATTTGCAAATATCGCCCATTCAGTGGTGCCAAGTGGATTGTTGCCCCGATCAGGCGCAGGCCATCCCTTATTGGTAGACACATAGACCGTTCCTCTGTATTCAAACGCTTCCAAGCTGCCCCCAAGGCTATTCCGCTGGGCTGGAAATCGCACAACTGCCCCTGAGTTCTCCAGGAAATAACACACGCGATTGTTATACTCATCTAGCAATTCGGGACGGGTGTCAAACTCAGTAGGCGCATCAGCGACCGGCTCAAAAACAAATTGCCAGTTAGAGGCTTCACTCTGAGAATCGAAACGAAAATAGACAAAATTTTCAATGTCCGCAGCTCTCGCCACAACAAAGATGCCAGTAATGGTGCGATAGTTTGCTTCGGTGGTGCGTTTGAAATGAACAATAAACATTGCAGAACGCCGTTTGAGGCCATTGTCTGAACTTGCATAGCCTTGTTGCTGGTTGCTTCCGTATGATTGCTGCCTTCCTGAAATGCGCTTAAACACTTTGGCCTTGATTGAAAAGTCAACTATCCGGCAAGCGGACACTGTTTCGTAAGATGCTTTTTCAATACGCACTAAAGCTTTTACGAAAAAATCGGCGGGATTCAAATCTTGCTCGGCCGTACTGTTATAGTCCACCAGGGGAAGAGCTCCTGCCTTTGTGCATTCAAGCACTACCACCATGCTGTCATTGAAAATATCATTTTTATTGATAGAAAGAATGCGATATTCAGCAGAACCAAGCTTGAATAAACTTCCGGCATCAAACACATTGGCCAAAGTTTGGCGTAAATTGTTAACTTGATCAGTGGCTTCAGGAAAGTGCCCTTCACGAGGGCCAGACCACTGCTCAAGCCAAACAACACGCTGATCTCCAACCTTGACATCGCGTGTGATTGGATTCCATGCAGGGCGAGAAAAAATGCGGTTGAAGTCCCAGCGAAGATTGCCTTCTGGATCCCTCACTGAATATTCCACATTGATAGGCACTACGCCATAAATACCAAACGTGGCTGATGCAGAAGGTGAATAGGCATGACTAAAGCCATCCAGCTTGTCGCCATTTATTCCATCTCTAATGCGATAGGGATTATCTTGGGTACTTCCAGCGAACGATGGATCGGAAATTTGAGGGCCTGCAAGAGGCGGCAGTAAATGATTATTTTGAAGAGATCCAGTGGCGTTGGGGTTGAAATAGGCCCAGTAACTTTGTGCTACTAAATCACGCAACGGCACCTGTCCAAACGCACTTTTAGCAAGATCAACAGTGCGCATTCCCCCTGCACCAATGACAAACATAAGCTGAACAAACTGACTGCTTCCATAGCTCTGCACTGCTGACCACACAAGATTGGAGGCAACGCGCACGCCTCCTGCAGGATTTGTCGCAGTGTTGGTGTAGACAAGGGGAATGGGTTCGCCATAGGCAGCGAGCTGCTGAGCACTATTGAAGCCAAAACGCGGAGCAAAAATATCGTCTCGTGATTGCGAGCCTTGTCCTGCTATCGTTGGGGTCTGTGGCTTGGGAGCAAACAGCACTGCCGCCACTTGAAACAATACGCCAATAACCGTCAAGACAATGGCGACAACTTCCCAGTTTCTGACATCTAAAACAGTTCCTTCCTTCACATCCCTATAAACGTGTTGTTGTGCAACAAAATCAAGATAGTCTTCTTTCGTAATACCAAGAGCCTCTACTAGCTGATGCTCGTAAGGAAGAAGCCTTCTTTGATTGTCGCTCATTATTCTGCCCAGAAAAATTTCTTTGGTCGCACCATTGCCAATGGTGCTGCAACCACCATCTTACTCTGGCCAAGAAAAAGGCAGTTGCCATCATCAGCTACGACTGCCATGGCAAGAAGCGAATTGGCGCCAGGAAGATAGAACAATGCACCGGGACGCGGCTCTGTCAACACCTCTCCATAAGTAAGCAACCAGCGCAAGATACGACGAATGGTGAGTTCTTCTTCTTTGTAGTCGTTGTAAACAAAAGGAAACACCTCGCGCAAATCTCTTAAGCCAAGACGATTTCTCACTTCCACGCACAACAACCAGCAATCAGTGCAGCCTTCACCGTCTTCAGGAGAAGCTGCATATTTATGCCTCAAGCCGATGAGGTCGGAATAGTTGATAGCCATTAGCGAAGAGAGATGTCTGCGCTCAATGGTAGTATGCCTACGTTGCTGCGGCTCAGTTTGCGAGCGGGGAATTGAGCCCCTACGCTGTCCATGGCACTTCTAAAGCGAAGTTCAATGGTGGTGTCAGAAAAGCTAGCGCCCACTCCTACATAGCGCTCTTCGTATGCCTTAATCTGATTGAGTGCAGCATTGAGCCAAACAGTAGAAAGCGTAAGACGGCTAAGCCTGTTGCCGTTACCCTGTTCAACAAAGCGAATGGCTACTTCCACGTTGGGAAACAATACTTGCACTAGGGGATTGTCGCCTCCCAAGGATGACATGGTGCCTTCTGCCCGAAATGGCGCAAAGGCATATTGTTGACCGTTCCATTCCCTCGTTGCGCCAACAAAGAAGTTTTGATAGTAGTGGTTGTACACCCTATCTTTGTTGAAGTTGGAGTCATCAGCTTGTTGCCAGTTGAACGAGCTGGCATAAGTACGCAAGGCAAAATATTGGACAATGCGGATGGCTTCCATTAAGCAAACTCTCCAGTTAGCTTGATGGTCACATTGCTACGCCCGCTGTAAATGCTTTCCACCGTGGGCGTTTCCGCGTAAGTCCATTCAATAGAAGAAGGCGCCTGTAGTTTGCCTCTCAGTTCAGAAGAAATACCAGAAAACACTTCATCAGGCAGCGTGAAACCAATCGTAACGCCTTGCTGGATGTTGTAATGATCAAACAACTGATTCACCACGTTATCGTCAATGCCTTCAAACATAAGCTCAAGCAAATGACCATAAGGCTTGCTGCCAAAGCTTCTGCGTACCACCTTGCCGGATAATGCGCGATAAGCCTTCACGGGGTATTCCCCGAAGGTGAAGGAGCGTCGCGTGGGCCTGATTGCAGGGAAGGTAGCCATGATTACGACAGTCCAATGCGCCTGCGAGTGCTAGGGCTTTGTTGAAGCTTGTCAATAGCCAAAGTAGCGCCACGAGCGGCGCCTTCTCTTGCGGCGGCCTTGCGTGTATCCATCATAGCTTGCTCCAACTGATCCCTGCTCACATATTCCACTCCATTGATAGTGGTACTTTCAAAGCTCATGCTGAGAACAGGCGCCATCGCTTGGCTCATGGATCCGCCGATGAGGTCGCGAGAGCTTGGCTGCCCACCGCGCATCATCACGGGAATGCTCTTGCCATCAGGCAATGGAACAATAGCTTCGTTGTACTTGCCTTCGCCTACCAAGCCAAGAGTGGGGCCATTGACCACGCCACCATTGGCAAACGCCCGGAAGCCGCCAAAAGCTATTCCACCGTTTGCGTAGGCACTACCCGCCAAATCCAGCTTGCTCACTCTATCCATAAACGCCGCATTGCCAGAAGGAGTTCTTGCTTCAAGACCACCGCCGCCGCTCATGCCAGCAAAGATACGAGCAATGCCAATAGCAATGTAAGTGGCGATCATTTGAGCAGCAGCCTGGGTCAGAGCCTGTCCAATGCTCTTCAGGAAATTAGAAAATACTTCCTGGGCGCTGGCGGTGCCATCAATCAAGCTTGCCACGCCTGTTGTCATTGCAGTAGCAAAAGCATCGCCAATACCCATGATGGAACTTTTAATGGCATTGTTGCGTGCTTCAAGAAGCGTGAGTTTATTCTGAAGCTCACCAAAGTATTGTGCATCGGCTTTTGCTTGCTCTTGAGTTTTTCCCGCCCCAATGGCACGGTCAAAGGCGGAAGCGGCCTGCTCGCCTGATTCTCCAATAAAACCCAGCGAAAGTCCGCGTCCGCCAAGTGGCGTGGCTTGTTGAATTGCACCTTGAAGTTCCACTTCTGCCGCTTGCTGCGCGAGACGCAACTTCTCTTGAAGGGTGGGAATGTAATCCTGCGTAGCCTGATTTAGTTCGCCAATTTTTTGCGTATTGGTGGCGATCCCACGAGCATACACTTCGTTTTCAGCATTGGCTTGCGCGATGCCTTTGGCACCAATTTTCACTGCTTCATTGTTGGCCTTTATCTTGGCTTCATTATCTACAATGGCTGCAGTGGCAAGTTGCACCCCCAAAACTCTCTTGGTTTCAGCTTCAGCCATTTGCATTTGAACGTCCAGCGATTCCCCAAAAGCGCCAGATCGCATAAGTTTGATGCGTGTGGCCAATAAGGAGTTCTCCAGCTTTTGCTGTTCTACGGGGGCAATGGAGGCAACATATTCTTTGATGGCCGTATTTACTTTTTGCTGCGCCGCTTCATTGGAAAGCTTGATTTGCGCCGCCTCTAGCTCTTTCTTGTTAATAGCCCCAATGACTGCTAACTGTGCATTATGATCTTTTGTTACTTCCTTGCGCTGACGCGCTGCATTGCCTTCTGTAGAAGAACGCGAACCAACAGCCAAGTGCATCAACTGCGTGCCTCCAGACAGTCTTCCGCTAATGCCAGCAGCGCCACCAAGATTGCCCACGCCGGACAGGGGCATGGGCACCTTCGTGCCTTCCGGCACAAACACATCAATGGCGCCTATTCCGCTTGCATATTTTTTGTGCGAACCAATACCTCGTTTGACCAATGCCTCCACTTGATCTCGCCCCATCCCCTTAGTAAATTTCTGACCGCTACCAAGCTCTGTCGGCACACCTTGTGAGATCAGTCGCATTACGGTGTCGGTGGTATCTTGCACCAGTGAGGCTCTGTCCATATTCTGGAAATGGCCATGCACCCATCCCGGTGCATTGAAACTGCGTCCCGTTGCGCCAAAGGTGGCAGCGCCGCCGAATGGTGCTTGCTCTTGCGCAACCATTGCCCTGGCATTGGCTTCTACTTCGGCCTTCTGTGTTTCTTGACGCGCTTTACGAATGGCTTCAATTCGCTGAATTTCAATCTGCTGTAAATCACGCTGTAGCTTTAGCTCGTTCTTCATCCACGCATTTTGTCCAGCCTCTAGATAGTTGAACTTTTCGTCTTGCAAAGTTTTCCAATGGTCGAAGGCAGCATCGTCTAGATCCATGGCTTGGGCTGCGTTGATCTTGAGCAGTTCGCTTTCATAGCGACGCTTTTCATCGGCAAGCTTGCGAGCATCTTCTGCGGCCTTTTGCGCTGCTTTTTCTTTTTCTTTATCTGTGCCTTCTCCAGGAGGAATAGGGGCAATGGCGGCAGCACTGGGCGGCTTCATACTTTCCGCAATCTTTGTGGCAAGCGGAAGCTTTTGGTTTACGTTTTGAATGTTAGAGCGAAGTTGCTGGATCCTTGCCTCCACGATTCGCGAGGCATCTACAAAATCGTTGATAAAGGGTTTGCCAAATATGTCCGTTCCCAGGAAGCCACCAAGCCCCAATTCTTGCATTTTTTGCGCTTCTTGCTTACTTGGTTGACGCTTCGGCCCAAATGTGCCCCCGCCAACAAGTGGCTTGAGCTGTTCATATGTGCGCAATTGATTTTGCAGATCCTTGGAGACATTTTTAAGGCCACCAACCATTCCAGCATTTGCCATGCCAGAAATATTTCCCCTCATGGCAATGGTAGACTGAGAGATACTATCTAGCGCCCCTTTCAGGGCAAACATTCTTTCAATCAGAGCGCCAATAGCCAGCAAAACTCCCGCGCTACCTAGCGTCATAAACGCCGCAGTCGCAATGCGAAGTCCTGTAGCAACCTGAGAAGCAGTCAAGTTAGTCGCTTGCATGATCGAACGGAAAGTCGCTAGTCGCTGAGTGCCAAGCAACACGGCCCCGTTCATGCTCATGACAGAAGCGACAACACCTGTGATTACATTTCGTATGGCGCTAAACGCAATTGTCAGCGGTAAAACAATGGCATAGATTCTCGCCAAATATCCCGCTAAAGGATTTCCTGCAATCTGCAGCAATACCTTGCCTACGCCAAGTGCAATCTGTCCAAACTGAGAAAACAATGGAAGAATAGTTCTGATGTTTGCGGTAATTCCATCGAAAGCTGGCTTCAGTTGCGTTAATTGTTGCGCGAAAGCAAATCCACCAGTGGTTTTAGCGGCGGTGCCCGTGAGGAAAGCATTCAGCCCATCTGTTACTTGCTTAATTCCATCCGTCAACGGCATTACAACAGCATTCAAGAATCCAACAGCAATGGGTTCAAAGCCTTCATAAAGAAGCGTAAGTGAATTTTGCATACGATTCATTGCGCCCTGGAATGTTCTTGCTGCTCCCTCCGCGCCAGGACCGAATTCCTTGTTCATGATTGTGCCAACATTCTGCAGCAATACTTTCATCGCCCTTCCTTTGTATGCACCTTCTTCCAGGGCTGCTGAGAATTTTTGAATGGCATCTGGTCCCTTGAATCCAGCAGCTTCAGCGAAAATTGCCATCGCCCCAGGCAAAACATCGCCTAACTGTCCCTTCAATTCTTCACTCATTACTTGACCTTTGCTTGCCATCTGAGCAAAGGCATAGTTCACACGATCAACCTTGTCCGCGCTCATGCCAAATGCAGCGGCGGCCTTGCTGATGCCAGTAAAGACAGCCCTCACTTCATCGCCACTAAAACCCGCCGGTTGCATTGAAGCATACAGTTTGGTAAATCCATCGCGAGCTGACTGCAATGGCACGTTATACTTATCAACCAGATCTAGAATTAATTTGTTAGAACTCTTCACCTCTTGTGCGGTAGGGGAAATTGCCTTGAGCGTGTTATTGAAAGTCTGTAGTGCGCCAACTGCTTGTCCTACTTGTGCAGGGAAAGACGTGGCAAAAGCCAGGGCCTTATAGGCAGTACCAAACAGCAACACTTGTTTTGTTGCCATGCCGAATTCATCGCCCAGTTCGCGCACCATTCCGGCGCCGGGTAATTGAATGTTTCCAAGCGCTCGACTAAACTGACCAACCATTCCTCTCAGGCCGCCACCGCCCCCTGGAGGACCGCTGGGAGGGCCGCCCGGTTGCGCCACCAATGCTCCCGCCGCTGCGTAAGGAATAATGGCACCTGTGGGACGTGCGCCTCTATACGAATAGCTATAAGGAGCGGCAGGGCGGCCAGCGCCGCCGCCCATAACATCCATTCCACGCAAGGCTGAACGCATACGTGCTTCACGTTCGCGACGAGCCATCATTTCAGCTCGTGTTTCCCCTCCAATAGCACCAGTTGAATACACATTGGAAACACGCCCCACGCCAGCGGGGAGCAGTCCTGCGATGCGGCTTCCACCTAGCAATGGTTGCTGTGATGCGGCAAGACCAACGCGAACACTTCTCGTTTGTTGCTTGATGGAATCAACGAAAGCAAAAGCGGCTCCTCGTAAGATTGTTTTTAATTCATCACTTAAGGCGGTGGGGAGATAGCGTTGAGAGCCAAAAGCGGTGCCGGGCAGTGCTGATGGAGTGGCGCCGGGGGGAAGAGCTCTTCCAGTGCCAGATGGTCCGATGGGAATATTGCGGGATGGTACCGTTGCTGGAAAGTTAACGCCAGGCAATGCGCGACGCTGAGCAGCTTCTGCTCTCAACGCGACGGGATCCATTCCCACAAAACGAAAAACTCCACGAGCAATCGTATCGAGCACTCTCATACGTGCTCGCATCAAGTCTTCTACGGCATCAAATGCTTTGTCCATAGAGGACAGCATGCCCTGCTGAAAACCTTGTCCTACGTTTTCACCAATTTTTTTGAATTCACGAGAAGGAGATGCAATGCCAAGAACACCCTTGACAGATGCAAGTAAATCTTCACCAAGAGTTTGGGCGGCTTTTCGGAGTGCGGGATTTTGACTGTTTAGGCCATTTACTAACCCAGCAATTGAATCCTTTCCAACTAATCCAAGTTCCTTGGCAATCTCTCTTTTGTTATTGGCGATAGACTCCCTGAAAGCAACTAAACCTGCATCTGCTGCGGCCTTGTATAGTTGTTTGATTTCCGATGGAGAGACGCCCAAAAAAGCTTTCTGGCCGAATCCTTTGCTGGTTACACCCGCGACACCTCTTGAACCTGCTGGCATTTCACGCAGCAACTTAGCAAGCTTTTGTGCGTTTCTAATTTCAGCTTCAATATTGGTTGCAACCTCTAGTCGATATGTGCGCTGACTAATATTGCGCCCAAGTGTATTTAGTTCATTTTGAATGGTGCGACGATCAAACTTAACTTGGATAGGCACTGAAGTGCCAGCAGCCGCTTGTCCTAGTCCCAGTAATTGCTGCCGAAAAAAAGCTAGGTCAAGACTTACCTTCAGCTTAAGTTCTGCGTCTTGAACCGCCATTTTACAAAACCCTCTATGTTACCAATTCTATAATCATTGCCCTTGGTTGCGTCCACTAAAGGCTTTGATTTCTTCGGCAAGCAAAGCAATCACTCGCCCATTCATCACGCGCTCCTTCATTAAACGCTGCAATACCATAAGGCTTTCGTCTGTGACTCCATGATCTTTCTTGACTTTTGTCGCGTCAAACGGTAGGAAGTTTTCTGGCTTCACTGAAACCTTCTTGCCGCCCATCATCCCTGCAGCCATTGCACCAAGCTTTGCTACAGCTACGCTTTGAATGTTGTATTTAGTGATGTCGTGTTTCTCTAGAAACTTTAGAGCTGCTTTGACATCGCTCACTCGTTGACGCCCAAAACATCTCGCACTCCATCGCTCATCCTTAAAATCCGACGCAGATAGTCGAAAATAAAGATCATTCCATGGAGTGAGAGAAGTCAGAAACTTCCTGGCCTGAGCTTCTAGGCGTTCTGCTGTTGAGGAGTATTCCTCTTCTGGGATTTTTTTGCCCCATCTACAGCCTCCTTCATTTCTGCTTCTTGCTCAGCGGAGATGAATTCCACCACTTTGGCGATGGCTCGACGGGGCAGAGTTTTCGTGTCTTCCAAGTCCCAATCAGCCAAGTCCTGCCATTCGCCATCCACCAGCCCCTGCCCGCGAGAACGCACGAAAGCAGTGGCCATGCGAGCGTTAGTGCTCTCCACGGAAGACCCGCTGGTAATCATGCTGAGAGTTTCTTCTGTGTATTCAGCGAGTAGTTCTGCTTCTGTAATAGAGCCAGCACCGCCTTGCAGCAAAGAGAATGCCTCATCAAGGGGAATGTCTTTCGCCGTGGCGATGCGCTTTGCAAGTTGAACGGCGCGAATCGTTGCTTGGCTTTGCAGTTTGCTAATTTCCTCTTGCTCAATGGCTTCCGCCACTAGCCATCCGCCATATTTCTTCATGCGAATATTTGGAAGAAGCTCAAAGAACTCCTCAGTCTTGGTTTCCAGAAGAAAGCTGTATTTGCTCATGGTCAAGAATGTTTAGCAATGCGTTGAACACCTTCACTCGTTCGTGGCCCGAACGAAAATCAGGCGGCACTTCAACAAGGAGAGAGTGACTTTCGTTTGAAATTCTAATGGTAGTTTCTCCGCAAGCAACAAGACACAAGATACCAGCTTCTAGGGCTGTGCCTTCAATTAGGCAGTTAATGGCGTGGACTGTTTGGTCCTCGCTCCACAAATAATCAATATTCACTTGCTCTGGAAAGCAATCTTGATTCTACGCCTCAATGCAAGGCGAACACTGCTGGCCTCAAATCTGCTAGGCACTTGCAATTCGTCAGTCCATGGGCGGGGAGTGACATTGGTACCAAGCCCTTCGTGAACATACCACGCATATGCCCTGCCAGAAGAATTCTTTGCATCCCAATTCCATGACGCAGTAATATCCATTGACCCCTGAGTGATCCTGAAAGATTCTCTCCCACTTTCGTAGAGCTCGCCTAAATCGTAGATGTCACGAGGAGAGCCCACCACTTCTCCATTTTTACGCCTTGTTTCGTTTTGATAAACCCACTTGTCATCCTTGAATTGATCATCCCAATAGGCATCATCAATATCTTCTGATGCCCAGGCTTCAAAAGCGGCGCGTAGTTTTTTCTCCCATCCTTCCCCGCCAATAACCTGTGCTCCAACAACAATGGCACTCATGATCCATACAGAGGGCGCAAAATCATATCTGGAATGACAAATCGACAGCGCTCATAGGCCACGTCATCACCAGGAAAATATCTTGGCGTGGAGTCGGGGAAACGTCTAACCATCCTGTCCATTGCAACCGGCAAAGTGTTTTCGCTGGGAGTATATTGCACCAAAATGACTTCCCATAGTTGGTTCATTTTGAGGCTACACAGTGGTGAGCGTGGGATAATCTCTGGAAACTGTCGCATTGTCACCTCTAGTCCAGTTGCCTTAAACTCTGAAGGCACACCTTGTTGACCCACCACATAGATGGCAGGAATTGTGGTGCCATTGGGCAACGCATAAGAACCCACTAGGTTTGGGCTGGCGCTTAACAGCGTTGTAATAGTGTCTCGTAGCTGCGCAATATTCACAATAAAAAAGCCTTCCCGTAAAGGAAGGCTAGCAAAAACGATGGAGGAAAGTCAGCTATTGGGAGCAGTCGGGATGATGCTGCCAGTGTTGGTGGCATTCTGGTGAATGCCGATGCGACCACGGCTAATCAGGTCGAAGCTGCATTCAACCAGATTGTCTGCAGGATAGCTTTCGTTATAGTTCATCACCGCAGCAACAAATGCCACGCGGTCATAGAAGAACGTAGTGCCACTCACGCCCAGTTGCTTATTAATCTCAACATACACTTCCTGGGTTTTGTCGTAGCGAGAAGCGGCAACCACTTGGAAAGCTTCGTCAAAGCTGTTGGGGATGAAAACAGTGCCATCCACATCTTTCTGGAAGTAAGAAGTGATGGAAGCAGTGGCCTGAGAGGTGACAATCACGCTGTCAGCAAAACCGCCGCCACCCAGCAGGTAGAACTCGGTATTGCCGTCGTTAAAGGCCACAGAGGCCGTCGTGGCTGCTTGCAGGGTAAAGAGGGTGGGAGCACCGCTCACAGTGAACGTAGCACCACTCTGCGTGATCACAGGGCGAGCCACACCAGCCACAGAGCCAACACGCACAATAACGTCTTGGCTCTTAACCAGTTCAGTCGGGTGGTAGAGCATGAGAAAATCCTCAATGGGAAAGAAAATGGTTAAGCGTCAAACGTTTTGAACGCTTCCTTTGCCAACCAGTCTAAAAATGCCTCTGATTGGCGTGCCAAGAAACTGCCAATAGTGATCAGCAATTTGCTCGTTTGGCAATAGCTCAAACCGTCCTTCCCTCCCATTGATTGTTGCAACAGCGGAGCTTCCGGGAGTGATGCCAGACAGTGCCAATGGCCCCGTCAGTCGTCCTTCCATGTAGACAGCCGTACTATCAGCACCAAGCAAATAGTCGTACTGCGGATTGCGCTTTTGCTTCAAACTGGCATAGTATGTCACACCTGATGAAAGGGAGATGTAATTTCCCGTTTCACTATCAACGGCATAACCAGAAGCCACCGACCACACAAGTGTGGCATTAGCTAATGGTGAGAGGCCGTTAATCATGCGACAAAGCCAATGGAGAAAGAACCAGCAACGGTTTCAAGCATTCGTTTGAACTCTTGGCCATATTGAGTGGCCTCCAGCCCCTTGCCATATACCTTGCCTTCAGTGGCGCCAATTTGAACGCCCATTTGTGCAAGTTGAATGGCAATAATATGTGCCGCTAGATGCTTTACTGCACGATCAGTTTGATCGCCAAACACGTCTTCCGAGGCGTCGGCAGTGGCTTCAGTGATGGCCCCGTTTACAATTCCCGATGGATGGGGGGTGAATTCGGGGAAGCGCGTAAGAAAGCTTTCGTAAGTAACGGTCATGATCAAGCCTTCCCGATCTTGATTGCTTCTTGACGCTTGGTAATGGCATTACGAATTCTGACGCGCCCTTCGCTTTTCTTCCATTCTGCAAGTTGATCCAGATCGTGAATCACCTCAAGAATACGAAAAGCTTCTACCAGAGGCATGTTGACCAGTGTCTGAACATCCTGAGGAATGGTTTCCACGGTGAGTTGTTCTTTCACTTCTTCAATAGCGCCGATAGTCATCAACCGTTTAACGGTTTGATTCTGTCGTGCGGTTTTCCATTGAAGCTCCGGGATGTCCTGGTTAAGACCAGGAGCCAGTTGAATCAGGCCAGTATCAGTGATAATGCCAAAACCACCTTCACGCGGCGGATTTTCAAGCTCAGGGCGGTAAGCGATTAACATTTTGAATGTTCAAGAAGAACTGTCATAAAGCTTAACGCCCCTTGCTTGTCTAGGTTCAGGATGAAGCCTGAACGTAGATCATGCTCTTGGGATAGTACAGAGCCACACCACCCACGCGAGCGTGAGCAGGGACAATGAACTCCAGACCACGCTGTTGGGGCGGGAACAGTTCAAGAGGCTGGGGGATGTGCAGTTGCACTTTCTCAGGGTCACGCTTGTACACCACCATGCGGCTGGTGTTCAGTCGGCCACCGTTCTTACCCTTCGTCAGTTGGTTGATGGGCTCAACATTACGGATGTAGGGGTTGGTACGCAGGAAATACTCAAGCACAGTCACGTCCGACGAATCGGAGTTACGGGTGGTGCTCACTTTGTTGTAGTCCTCGTAAGCCAGCAGAATGGTGTCGGGCTGCTCCTTCATTTGCGAACCATTGATAATGGCGCTAACGCCATAGTTCAGCAGTTCCAGCATTTCTTGAGCAGTGGTGCCGGAGGTGGTAAACCACTTGTCAGCAGCAATCACATCAACAGTGGCGTTGTTGAAGAAGCCAGCCAGGCTAACGGTGGATTCACCGAACATGGCAACGCTTTCAACTTTCTCCTCGTAGGCACGACGCACAGCAGCGGCGCGACGTTGCTCAAGAGCAATGTTGGCCATTTGAGCTGCACGCAGTTCCTGAACGGTGTAACCAAAGGAGCCACCGAAGGAGCGAATGTTGATGCTCTTTTCCACCTGGCTGATGTCGGCACGGGGCAGATCATCGGCGGCATCCGCAATCAGACGGAACTCACCAGTGGAGTCCATGACACGGTAGGTGAAGGTTTGGGCGCCAGGGCCAGCTTCGCTGGTTACAGGCAGAATCGTGGGGTATTTGATGTCGGCATAAGCGATTTCAAATACCTGGGGGCGAATGTACTCAAGCTGACGCTCAAGAAACAGGCCCGCATCGTCCATGCGAAAATCAGACATTAGTAGGGCCTCCTATCAAGAATCGGCAGAGAGAGTGAAGCTCGGACCATTCAGCTCCAGGATCGCAAGACCAGAACTGGTGGTAGACGTGAGGAAGCGAGCGTTGGACAGGCGAACAGTACGGCCAGAAGCAAAAGCATGACTGAATTGACCAGCCTTGCCAGTGCCACTGGCGGCATACAGCACGCGAACAGGCGAAGCAGGATTCACTGCACCAGTCACGTAAACGGCCACTGCACCTTCGTTTGCAACGTTCATCGCTTGACGAACTTTGACGCCAGGGCGATTGTCGGCATTCCGTGCAGTTTCATCAACGTAGGTGAGCACGTTGACGCCAAGAACGGTGCCAGTTGCGCCAGAAATGGTGGTTGCAGAGTTAGCAACAGTACCAGCAAGGTTGTAAACCTGAAGGTCACCAAAAGGCTGCACAACGGTGGTTTCGTTGATGCAGGTGCTAATCGTGTTGTCGCGGGTGTCAGAGAGTTGTCCTTCCAGCAGTGCGTCATGAACAAGAGCGTAGCTCTGTTGCACGCCGCCAGCAGAGGGAGACCCCGACGCGGAAAAAGTTACAGGCATGGATCAGCGCTCCTTAGAAACGGAGAGGGGGGATTTCCAAGCATTCTGAAGCTTGTCCATGTAGGACGAAGGAGCAGATACTGGAGAGGCAATGGAAGCAACGGCTTTGCGCAGTTCTTCCGTAGCAGCAGAATCAGCGCGGGGCGATTCGGCCAGCGTGTCGAACATGGCAGTCACGTAATCGTCGGAACGCTCCGACAAATCAGCATCACCACGAACGGCCTTGATGGAAGCTTCCATGATTTCGCGAGCAGACTTGCCAGCAAAATCAAAAGCGGAATCAAGCGAAGTGCGAGCTTTATCAATCAGAGCAATGCGCTCTTCGACAAGACCGTCCACATTCACTTTCTGGGCGGCTTCAAGATCAGTCTTAAGGCCTTCCAGTTCTTGAGCAAGAGCATCGGCACGCCCTTCGGCAGAGTCGCACTTGCCCTTCATTTCTTTTTCCATGGCATCCATTTCGGCCTTCATGGAATCAGCGGCGGCTTGCAGCTCGTCGCACTTTTTCTTCATGTCCTCGTAGGACATTTTGGCGTCTTCCCGTTCTTTGGTGATCGCCAGAGCTACGCTCTCGGTCACCTCAAACTCAGCGCCATCAAAATTGACTTTTGCAGTCATAGATGGTTCCTCAATGGGAGTAAATAGAGAAGGATCGGCAGCATCCAGACGATCTAGATGAAGCTTCACTTGCGGGCCAGCGCGACCTCTGCGAACAACAGCAATGTGATTTCCGCTGATTTCCGTTTGGATGCCATCGTAATTCTCACCACTGTCGGTTACGCCAGGAGTCGCTTCATAATTGACGCGATAGCCAGCGCTGACCTCCTTCGCATCACCACGCATAATGCGCTCAATGGCTTCCTGATCAGTGATGGTCATAACTGCCCGGACAAAGCCGTTGTCATATACCACTTCAGTGCCACTGAAGCCAATTTGATAGTCCTTTGTATTGGCACTATCTAATAAGACTGGCGGGTGCTCAAGAGTGATTGCTTTGCCCGCAAATGAGGCCAAGCTTTCAGGAGACGCCACTTCGGTTTCGGGACGATATTCGCGACGAATGGAACCATCAGCGTCGGTGTAATGTTGTACACCAGTACGCGCAATGGTTGCCCAGGCACGAAGATAACCCTCAGGGGTCACTTCGTACTTGTCAATCGGCGCTACATCGTAACGAAAGCAGGTGTCGCTCATGGCAATACTCTATCAAGAAATAAAACGCGAGATAGACTAACTTAGGAAATACAGCCTAAAAATGCAGCATATTCAGCATCGGCGCATCACCACAAAAGTAAAGGCTCCCATACTTTCCATGCAAGAAAGCAGGCAAGTGATTGGACAGCGAATGAGAGAAGCTCGCCTCAACAGCGGCATGTCACAATGCGACATAGCGGCCATCCTTCATTGCGACCAAACCACCGTTTCGCGAATGGAGCGAGGCATTATTTCGCCTGATTGCGCGGAGATACGCTTGCTTAGTTCTGCTTTTCAGCTTTCAATTTTGTATCTTCTTGGCTACCCCACATTCGTAGTCTCCGCAGTAAGCGAAGATTAATCATCGTCCTCTTCATCCGACAGTTCTGCAAGTTGACTTTCAATACCCTCCATCACATAAGACTTTGCAATAGCCTCAGCCTCAAAAACCAGCATCTTCACTTGATCAAAATGCTTGTCAGGCTTGTCATAGGCATTAATGACAAAAATGTGAGTTTCATCGAGGCGTCCATTTTTGAAATGCTGCTCTTCGACGAGGCGCCACTGTGAGGTGTTGCGATGCTCGTTAGCGGAAAGAATGGCAAGCGCTTTCATCACGCCAATACCATCTTCCTCTTCTTCAATCACCCGCACGTATTCGCTCATTGATCTTTAGCGCTTTCAACCATCTTAATAATGCGATTGGCCCATGCCTTGCCTGCATTTCCTCCCCATAGCAACCATGCGATGTAACCAGCATCATCTTCCCCTCCACTCTTGTTCTTTTCGTGGCGAGAGAAGAATGCGGCCATCCTTTTGATCGTTGCATAGCTCACAGCACCGCCGCCAGCCAAATCAGAAGCTCTTGCCACCCCACTTCCAATGCCTTGCTTGCCAGCCTCCTGCGTACTAAGACCGCCTTTACCGTGCTTCTTACGCAGTTCTAGGCCGCGACGAGCGGCAGATCGTACAGACGATGGAGGGGAGAATGACTGGGCATCTCCCCTCAATCCTTTCCCTCTTCTTCCTCCTCTTCTCCCTCTTCTTCCATCGCTTCTTCCTCTTCTAAGACTTGGCGAATGAACGCCCGCATGTATTCTTCGCTTGCATCCTTCTTTGGCATGCTCATGCCAGCTTCAGAGAGAGCAATGGCAACTGCCTGCTTGTAATTCTTAATTGGCTTTTTATCACTTCCTTTTAAGGTGCCAGCCTTGAATTCCCCCATAACCTTGGCAACTTTTGCCTGCTTTTGCTTTTTGGTCATCATTCAAATGCCATTCCTATTGCAATTGTATCGTCCAATGCTCGCGCAGCGGGCCAATCATGCTCCACCTTGTCAATGGCATGATTGCTTTGATGGTTGTTCCACACAGGAGTATGCGAGTGATACATCAAGGAAACCAAACGGGCAAGCAAGCCAAGGTTTTCTTGTTTCAAGGAAAAATAGGGCATGTATTGAATGGCCTTGTCAACGGCTAGTTTCTGACACTCCAAAACATCTTTGTCAAACTCATTCTCAAATCTTTCAGGAAACATCCCCAGTGATCCCAATGGAGAAGAATTAAACCTTTCAATAACGTCAGTGGGAATAGTGACCAAAGCCTTTCCCACCGCCATCATCCCAGTGACATAAATAATCTCGGGCCTTTCATAAAAAGCTTCTGCCCAATATCTTCCAACGCTTCCTCCGGTGCCTTGTAAATCAACAATAGTTCGGCCCTTGGCAGTGTTAATCACATAGTCATTCCACGCATCCCCCTTTTTCTCCATTGCAATTCTTGAGCAATGAAAGGCTACGTTTTGGCACCCGTGAAGCTGTTCATGGATGCGCTGTAAATGTACGCAATCACGATGAACAAAAGCAAGATTATCCGATGGAAGAGAAGCGGATGCAAGGATGAGCGCTGGCACATTTAACTGTGACTGCTCTAACCACATGCGATGTAAGATGGTGCCAGGCTCATACGGATTGGCCAATCTCACCACGCGCATTAGCAGGCCCAATTCGCCGCCGACCAATTGCTCCAGAGTATTTAGCTCAAAATTTGTGTAGTGTTTGGCGTCAATTCCGAAAGCGCTAGGGCTATTCACATCAGAATGCAGATTATCTCCTATGTGGAGATCAATGGAAGGGAGGTGCTTCCAGATGGTTCCTGAGCTTTTGCCGCCAGTGCTCACATAGATTGACACCGCTTTGTTTAGCCCATTTTTGCGCAAGATTGCCTCAATGACTTCTCGCGGAAGATACATATCGCTGACGATTAAATCACCGTCTTTTACTTGGCGAAGATTCTCTTCAATGGGTACACATTGTTCAATCTCTGCCTGGATTTCGGCCTTCTTGTAAAAAGCTTTTTGCTCTTCGGTCCACTGATAATCTTTCGCAAGTTCTTCATAAATAGAGAACAGCATTTCTGGGGATCTGCTTTCCGCCGCTTTTCGCCTGTGAGTGAAATTAGGCAGTCCGTACTTTTCTCCCATCCAGTCAAAAACTGTGAGAGGATTTAGGCGCATTCTCGTTACAAGAGTATCAAAACAGTCCCAGCTAGTTGTCATTATTTTTTCCAGAGAAAGAGAAGGGCGTTCTTCGTCAGGTGAGAAGGATGCAATGGACTAGCAGATGGCAGTAATTCAATGTTCTCCACTTCTTGGGCAAAAGTGTTGAGCCATTCTACTGGTAAGTGCTCACCACCCTCTAGCTTGCCATCAATCCATTGCCTAGCGATGCTGACAGTCTTGCTACAGCTTTCCTCAAAAGGCTGCCAGTGCAGATCTTCGATTACATAAAGGCCACCAGGCTTTAATGCACTCCACAGGTGTCGAAGTGTAATTTGCTGGTGTGAAGAAGCATGACTACCATCATCGACAATAATGTCGTATTGATTGGCACAACATTGCTCCAAATCAGCGGGATTAGATTGATCTCCAATGAAGATTTCAAAGCCTTCCTTCTCAAAAGCCTTAAACTCCTCCCTAATGTCAAAGCCAAATAACCTGGCCTTCTCTCCAAAATAATTTTGGTAAATACGCAGCGAGGGTACTTCGCTGCAGTCGTCACGGTTTAAGCCAATTTCCAGGAGAGAAAGCGAAGGCTGTTGTTTGTATTTAGCAAACGCTTTCTCGTAATGCTGGGTATAAAAGTGGGCGCACTTGTAAGAATTTCCTTTGTCGCTGTTGTAAAAATTAGCAAGTTCAGTCAAGTTCATGCGTACACCTTCCTGCTTGCCCACAGTTCGTTGTAATTGTTTACACCCTTGGCGCCTACCCCCGTGAGATCACCGCCTCCCGATGGTTTGCTCCATGCCATGATCGTTCCGTCTGGCAGAACAAATGCTCGGTTCTTTTGTTCGTGGGTAGGAGTCAGCTCCAGGTAGTCGCCATAGACAAAATTGGGATTGCCTCCGTTTGCAGCCAGAGCCTGCCCTAGAAGCGTTGGGCCAGTGGGACACAGTGGCGTGATGCCATAATATTTTTCGTGACAATTGTTCACGATCATTTCAATGGCAGTGATCAGTGCAATATTATCCGGCTTGGAATACAGCACAGTAGTGGCGCACGCCCAACTGGTGTAACTAAAGCGTTGAATATCGCGGAAGGCTAACCATTCAATACGATCCCCCACCTCCACTGAATTTACCATTCTCACGGCAATATCTAGATACCAGCCTCCTAACTTGTTAAGAAGACAAAAGCGACCAAGGTCAGCCTTGTAAGAATACGGACGGAGAGAATCGTAAGCCCAAAGGACATCAGGGTCGTAGTTGTCAGCAATAAATTGCCGAAGACTTTCTTTGTTGTAAATGGTGTGATGGTCATTTGGGAAAGCGTTTTTGACCGTAGTGGTCGCATAATCCAGGAACGGAGACAGGCTTTGGTCTTCGCTGTCAGAAAGATAAATCTGAGAGATGTTCATGATCAGTTGATACGAGCGGGAGCGCCAAAACCCTTGAAAGTAGATTGGGGCCTCACTTTTAGAGTGTCTTCAATAATTTTGACCATTTGCTTTTGCACGTAAGGCCAAGTGAATTGCTTTTCACGCACGCGAGAATAGCACCAGCTCCCTGTGTCTTCCAGGCTTTTGCGGTCCTCGTAGTAGGCATTCAGGATGCAGGCAAGATCCCCAGGTGAAGGCTGGCCCCGCTCTAGACCATAATTCCTGTCTGTCTCCCAGCTTTCAATTGCGATGCGACGGGTGACATTGAAAATTTCTTTCAGACTTGTATGGTCTGGAACCACTTGTGCTACCCCGGTGGCAGCATGCTCTGTATTGACGAGGCCCCAACCCTCCCCCAGGCAAGTATTAACACCCACGTCAACAGCATTGTACACCTGATTGAGCTGTTCAATCGGAAGACAATTCTGTGTGGCGAAGTTTGGACTGGTCAGGATTAATTTCCCAGTGGCGTCGTAATCGTAGTCCCTAGCAACGCGCTTGAATAAAGGTACAATATCCCAGCCCATATCCTTTGGTCCCATATTGAGCCATAAACGGGCATCAGGCTTATTTCGCGCAAATTCAATAAAGCCTTTGATGGTTAGATCAATGCGTTTGCGTGGCTGGTTTCTGTTTCCATTGAACACCACGAAAGCATCTTCTGGCACGCCAAGGGCTTGGCGGCATTCCATTTTGTCAATGGGAAAGAACTTGCTGAAGTCCGTGCCGTGCCCCACAACGTGAATAGGCTTGTCGTAGCCAATCTTCTGAATTTCTTCCTTGGCAAATTCCGTGTAAGTGATCAGAGTGTCCCACTTCATCAGCGGCTCTAACAGCTCTGGGAACAAGCCGTAGGAGTCAATGGGGGTGTAAGTGATCCACTTGAACCCGATGCCCTCTTTTAAGTCCTGGACCACATCGAAAAGCTGAATGGCCACCCAGATGTCGTTGACGACAAAGACAACGTCTGGTTTGATTTCAGAAACCAGCCCACGCATGCGATGGGCACCGAATGGATCGGAGCCATAGGCCATTGCAGGATACATCTTGCAATGCTGCTGCATTTCATTGGGGTCGCCGTGCCAATTGACGGCCAGAGCATGCACTTCATGCTCTTTCGCCAGTGCGGGAATGAGATATTCAGCAACGCGACCAAACCCAGTTTGGACTCCTACATCGCCGCAATACAAGATTTTTGCCACATCAAGCAAGAAACTCGCTCGATCCTAAAGCGTAAATTACACGCCGACACTAGGAAACTGCTGGCGCAAATGCTCAATGCGACATTTACAGCGGGAGCGACATGCACACCGCTGGCCTGGCATCGGTACGGCTCCAAGGGGAACAATGCCACGAGCGGCGTAACCAATGCAGTCCTGACAATGCACTGCTTGCGCGTCAAGGATGCGACGCATCAAGGTGTAGCCTTCTTTTTCTCTCCGAATCGTGGTTCCTTCCCAGTAAGAACCACGAACGCTTTCAGCATATAGGCCGATACGAGCAAGAGCCATGGGAGCAGAAATGCGGCCACCCAAAAGATCAGAAGCAAAGTTTTGAAGATAAGCGTATTCCGAACGAAGCCTTTGACCGATGCGACCATAGTCAGACTGAGAGAGAGCTTGTTTGCCACCCACTCCAACCATTGCGGCTTGAATGTGAGCGGGCTTAAGGGCTTCACGAACGCTGCCTTGCCACTGGTCAATAGTAATGTTGCCGTTTATCAAGCGCTTGGTGAAGTCTTTTAATTGGCTGTCGAGCTTTTTGATGCGACCGTCTACTAAAGCCTCCACTGCCGCTTGGCTCAAGAAGCGGCCGTTCTTCCCTCTATACCGTCCGCTAATGGGGTCGTAAGACCATTCGCCGTCCATCCTTTCAGAAAGAACGGCGCTGCTAAAGGTGGAAAGATTATCAGGATTCAACATTCTCCGACTCCAGGATGTCCTTGAAACGCTCAGGAGCGGTTTCCTTCCATTGATTCAATGCAGCATCAATGTCATCAGGAGAAATGAATGAAGCTTCTTCGTAATCGCCCAAAATCAATCCCTCCACTTTTACGGGCTCAATGGCATCTTCTTTGAAGTAGGTAGCAGTGGTCTTCTTGCCTTTGAATGCTCCCTCCATTGAACCATGCTTGCGCTTGTACAGTTCCTTGTACTTACGCGACACGTAGGCACCGGCCACTGCACTAGGCCACACCTTGAACTTGGCTTTGGCTGCTGCAACCGCTTGCTGGTGGAGTTCTTCGTCTTTGAACTCAGCATCTTCTTTTACTTTCTCCAGATCGCGCTCTAAGAAAAGCCCTGCAGAATCCTGCACTTCTCGACTTCCGTCCATCGGCAGAGTGCCATTCTCTTCGTTCATTGGGTCGCGCCCACCAGGAGGCACTTTCATCTCACCGCCGGGCTGCGGCAGTTCACGGGGAAGCGATGGGTCGAGAGTGAGTTCCATTGACCACTCAGAACCGCCGTAGCGAGCCTCTGCCACTTCTTTCGGGTGGAGCACGCCAAGTTGGATGTAACGGCCGTCTACTGCCGCCACGCGAGCCCTCACGTCAGCCTTCTCCCTTTCGTTCAGTTCAAACAAATCGTTGAAATGAATGCGCCATGAATCAGGCACTTGTCCATTAGTGGGACCGTCTTTGCTTAAGAGAATCATCTCCATGAGGTGCTTGATTGGACGCTTGAACCGAGATGCCTGATAGTCGCCCAGCATCTTCGCGAAGTCGCGCTCTTCACTCCGGCCAGTGGAGCCCAATCCGCTAGGGCTTTCCCCAAAAAGAATGGTATGGGGGATTTGTGAGGCGCCAATAATATCAATGCGCAGTTTCTCCAGAATTTCCCCAATGCCGCCAAAGTTGCGGCTAATGAATTCCAGCTCTTCTTTCTCTGCGTCAATTGCATAGCCGCGATACACGCTCTTGCTCATGTCGTTCAAAATCAGACGATCACGCACGTCCTTTTCTTTGCCAGCAGCAAGCATCGTGGACAGGCCACGAAGTTTATGCACAAAGATGTCAAATTCAGTAAGAAGCGTGGCTGCAGAACTAATGCCAGTGGAATAGAAACGAAAGCTGTCATAAACGCTCTGCAGACTACTCATTCCCCACCCATAGTTTCGCTGCCTGATCCTGTAGGGAAGCCATTCCCCATCAAACCTCAGAATCCTGTCCTTATGGATGTAAGTGAGTTGTGGCTGGCGAATGAGGTCGCCAGAAATGATTTGATAGTAAGTGGCCTTGGAATAGTCGTAGAGACTTTCCTCGCTGATCACTGGAGCAATCTGCCAGCGATCAAGCACTTCCATGCCTTCAATACTGCGGATGTTCCGTCGATCTACAGGCTGGTTTGCAGGGCGACCGTCGTCGATGTACAGAAGAATAACTGCGCCACCAAAAAGTCGTGCATTTTTACAAGCAAGGCCGAGGTTCTCAAGGATGTACAAATCCTCAATGATTTGCTCAATGCCAGCCACCTCTTCAGCAGCAGCACCTTCTCCACCAAACAGCACCTTGAAACCTTTTCTGGTGGCTTGTTCGGCCACGATGTCCACAATTCGCTTGGGAATCCACTCGGAATAGAGGTTTTCTAGTTCCTCCTGTGTGAGAAAGACGATGGGCTGGGCGGAAGTGAATTGGCTTTTGTCGCGACCAGTACCCATGCCTGTGAGGGCATTCACCAGACCGTCCACTCGCAGGCTCTCATTGCCGTTATGGCCAAGATTGACGATTTCTTCCGACATTTTCCCGCATTATGTGTTGCATCCATGCTAACTGGTGGCTACAGTAGCCACGATGTCCATTTGATCATGCCCACTCCCATTGAATTTGTCTTCACCGATGAAGAACGTCAATTGGCCATGGAGGAAGGACTGAGGCGCCAGGGCTTTAATGAAAGCAAAGGCTTGCGCGGGCGTAATGGTGGGGCCTGGCAAGGAATCAAAGCTCTGGATATTCACCTGCTGGGCGCTGCAGGGGAAATGGCAGTGGCCTCGTATCTGGGCATGAAGCCTTTGCTTTATCAGGAAACTGAAGCTAAGCGCGGTTCCGATGATTTGCCTGGCATTGATGTGAAAACCAGAAGCAAGCATAAATATGACTTAATCGTCCAAAAAAACGAAAGCCCGAAAAAGAAGTTTGTCTTGGTTACGATTGAAAACAAGACCACCCTCATCCATGGCTGGTGCTATGGAGAGGAGGCGATGGAGGGAAAATATTGGGCTGATCCGGCTCGTGGACGCCCTGCATATTTTTTCCCTAAAGAAAAGTTGCGCAGCATGGATGAACTTGCATGAAGCTTAAATGCAGTGAATTTGCCAAGCTAGTTTTGCAATTGGAGCTGTGGCCTGAGCAGAAGCGCATTCTTGATTCTTATTTTGGTGGAGACAAGACGCACGCTGTGTGGGCACTAGGCCGACGCTGTGGCAAGACGCTCATGGCCTCCATTGCAGCGCTCTATGCCTGCTTCGTTCTAGAGGATCAATACAAGAGGCGCGTAAGAAAGTCAGAAAAGTTTTACATCCTCACCATTGCAAACGATCAAAGTCAGGCCAAGCTTGCCCTGAACAACATCCGTCAATTATTGATGGACTCTCCCTTGGTGGGTGAAATTACCAGGGAGACAGCCACTGAGATTGAAGTGAGCAATAATTGCGTGTTCCAGGCCATCCCCGCATCGGCTCGTGCTTCTCGTGGTAAAGCCGTGGTGATGCTGATCATGGACGAGCTGAGCTTTGCCATTGAAGGCGATGCCAACCGTGGCGCTGGCGCCATTTACCAAGCCCTGTCTCCCTCCATCGCTCAGTTTGGTAAGCACGGTCGCATCCTGGAACTATCTTCACCATGGCTCACTGATGGTCTGTTTTATCAGCACTATTGCGAAGCCACGTCTGGTGACTACCCGTTCATGCAAGCGGAAAACCTGGCCACTTGGACAGTCAATCCAAATTTGCCATGGGGGTGTCCGTTCCTTGACGCTGAGCTAAAGCGCGACCCTGATAAGTTCTGGGTGGAATATGGTGCTCAGTTTGCCAAGAACAACTCTGCATTGTTGGCAGCGGAGATTGTTGACATTTCAGTGAACAAAGAAAGGGGCATTTTGTTTCCGCAGCGTGAACTAATGGGAACATATGTACTAGCCCTTGACCCTGCTCGTGGTGGCGTGGGTCGAGATGATTACACTGCTTGCATCGTGCATTACGAGGGTGAGCGCCTAGTGGTGGACAAATTTCATGCCTTTGAGCCTGATTTTGATATTGGCGGAAAGAAAGAAGTGAATATTGCCAAGGTAGAAGAATGGATCAGGGAGCACCATCGCATTTACGATTTTCAAAGCATCGTGCTTGACCAGTTCAACAGTTCTGGCACCATTCAAAGCATGTCTAAGGACTTCCCCATTGCCGAACTTGCTTGGTCCGTTAGTACCAAGATGAAAGCGTTTAGCAAAATGAAGGAGCTCTTTAATGCTGGCCTTATTGAAATGTATCCTCACGAGAAGGCCGTCAAGCAACTGAAAAACCTCAGTGTTATCTACAGAAGCAGTGGGCAATGGGCGGTAACTGGTGGCAAAGAAGTGGGCGTAGACGACTACGCTTTTGCCTTGGCTGGTGCCATTCTTGAGGCCTCTAAGGATAATGATATTGATTGGCTGAATAGTCTGGTACGCTGATCACCACTAGAATTTTCAGGAATTTAGAATTATCGTCTTTTTTGAAAAATGAACCATTTTTATCTTTCTTTGAAGGAGGTGTCGTATCTTGTTGCATTGTTAGAAGCTGATAGGCAAACTGCTCTTCAACTGCTAGCAGCAGATCACTTTTATGAACCCTCGCTCCTGCCACGCCTAAAAAAGCTGCAACAGCAGTTAAAGGTGGAGCAACTTGCAAAGAAAGAAAGCGTTGAATAGACTAGCCGTACTTGCGTTTCCACCATGGTTCTTTCTCGGGCTGCTGAAGAGGCGTTTCACGCTGCCATTGAAGCCGCTTATGCCATGCAAGAGCCTGGCGTGAGCATGGAAGATCGCAAACTGGCCGAAAAGGCCTACGCTCACCACATGCAGCAATATTATTGGCTCAATGGAGAGAAAGACAGGGGGGATTGGTGGGACAAGGAATGTTCGCTATTCCCCGATTCTCCGCGATGCAAGCTTTATGACATCTAGCCATGGTTGGACTGTTGTTTATCCTTCATGGTCAGAAAAGAGAAGTTGTAGTGCCTCTGCGAGAAGCAAGGCACGTACATAAGCAATTGTGCTCACAAGGAGCGGTTGTGTTTTGGAGCTGGCGCTGCTAAACTTTTGAGGCTTCCTGCAGGAGCCCGTTGGCCAACGGCACCAGTATCCTCGTCAATGCTGGTTTCGGAGATGCCGTGAATGAGTTGAAGCATTCATGGTTCTTGTTGACAGAACTACAGGCCGCACCTGTTAATTCCCTAATGCGGGATAAGTTCTGTCTCACGCCCTCATAGCCCAAACGGAAGAGGCCGCAGATTTAAAATCTGCCAAGTGCCAGTTCAAATCTGGCTGAGGGTATTTTGCTCTTCTTTGTGGATCCAAGTTTTTAGTTCGTGAACATAAGCCCTGAGTTCTGCTGCCTTTTCGGCATGCCAAGGGTCTCCATGGAGAAGAAATAGTTCGGTGTGATTATCAATGGCTTTCAACAAATTATGAATGGGCGCGTTCCATTTACAACGAATGGGCGTGTCAAACGTCCTACGCTCGCTCACGGCTTTTGAAGAAGTCTTTAATCAACTCTAATGGGATTGGTGAGAAATCATTCCTTTCTAGGCATGCGTTGAAATACCTACGATCCACTTGCCCTTCGTCTGTGAAAACGAGATGAGCATGAAGGTGACCGTGGACATTACCGCGATAGTGACCAACCAGCCCTTTGGGATGCACTGGAATGTGCGTGAAGATTAGTCCGCCCAGCATCGTGCTGTCGCCATGGTGAAAATAAGCACCACGAATGTCTTCAAAATATTGAAGATATAGCTTGGCTGGAAGTCGGTCGTGATTGCCAGCAATCAATACTTTTTTCCCATTGAACCGCTCCATCAGGCGCAGGCCCGTCTTGGAAAACGCAACATCGCCCAGCACATACACGCGATCTTTCTGATGCACCTTGGCATTCCATCGCTCTTCTAGATCCTGCTGCATTTCTTCCAAGCAGGAATAAGGGCGCAATGGACTTCCGTCAGGGGTGTCAAAAGAAAGAATTTTTGCGTGATCTAGGTGGATGTCTGCAGTGACAAAAGCGCTCATAATTCAATAGCTGCCAACTTGTCAAAGTACGAGGTAACGGCGTTGCGAAGAACCCATTCTCTTGTTGTTTTTTTCATCTTGATACCAGCTCCAGACTGAGAAAAATGAAAAGACGCTTGACTGTAAGCTTTTTTTAGGCACTCCTGGAATAATTCTTGGTCAAAATTTTTTGCAGCATCGTTGAACAGTTCTAGCAGTAAATCATTTAGATGCCAATAACGACCAAGCCCAAGGCCACTTAAGGGATTTTGTTGTTGCCTGATCCATTGAAGCATCTCTAGTGGATCGTTCACATCAGGCGATTCATCGTGGCACAAGGAACACAATGGAACAAAATTAGATGCTAAATCGCTGCCGCCAAGCGAACTTGGGACGATATGGCATTTTTGAAGCCTGTTAGTTTCATGGCCACAGCACCAGCACCGACTCCATTCAGTGTCCAGTTCGCTCCAGTCCACTGCGACATCAATCTCTAGCACTGAGCTGGAGTGAGTCTCCCAACATTCCTTAATCCACTTGGGACACTTCTTTTTACTCACGGATTTCAAAAAGTGACCCGCACCACTGTACCACGCCAGTCAATGCAGGAAAAACGGGGGCTTCAATGTAGCAAAAGGGAATGAGGGGAACTGCCCCCCTTTCTTCTAGGTTATGTACCTAGCGCTATCTCAGCTTCCCAGTGACCCTCCTGTTTGTGCGTCATCCAGCGTCCTGGAGCTAAGCATGGAGGGTGTTGATGATTCGTTGCGCTTGCCATGTGGGTCGAGGGCGCACCGGGGAATCAATCCGGCAGAGGCGATCAATTCTCTGGCCTGCAAACACAGGACTTCAACTGAGACTATAGCACTAGGCAGCGCCATAGCTCGGCAGATTTACGTTTGAACTTTCAAAGAACGCGATTTGACGGCTACGGCGGGAGTCTTCCATGCCAGAAGCCTTTCCTTCCCAGAACAGGCGCTCAGAGCGCTGCATCCAAGCATCCTTGTCGAGCCATTGATCATCGCTCTTGCCCAAGTGCTCAAACAGCCAGCCAGCAGTGGCAATGCGCAGCTTATTAAGGCTTTCTGTTTCCGTCTCGCCCAGTTCCTTGGCCACCAGACCATGAACGCCACAATGCACTTGCTCGTCACGGCTAATGTCGGCTGACACCGTGCGCATGCCGATGTTGCCATTGAAGCGGAAGAACGGCAGGGCAACGAAGAAGATAGAACGCTCAATAATGGACACTTTATGAATTGGATGGGCGGGGTGCTCCATCCACACCTTCAAGATGTTTTGCACTTCTCGCTCTGCCTTCTCGTCAGTGCCATAGGCGGCAGCCACGTAGTTCAGCGCTTCATCATGACGCTCTTCATCCTTCTGGTTGGAGCGCAGCGCTTCAATGATGCCAGGAGTGGAAGGCAGTTCCTTCTGTAAGCCTTGCTCAAGCAAGTCCTTCACGGGCAGCTCAAGGTGGCGCAAAGCAATGGTCTTGAAAAGCGTGGATTCAGCGCCTTCCTTCACAGGCGAATTGTCCACTGGCGTGGCTTGCCAGGGGCGCTTCTTGGCGATCATTGCTGAATAAGGGCTCTTTTCAAGGACGGTCATTATTAGAAAGCGCGATGGAAAGGAATGAAAACAGACAGAAGAGGGCCGTCAAAGCGGCCCCATCAACAAAAGGAGGAGAAGGATGGGTCACTCTGCACATGCAGCGCAGAAACCAGCATCTATGTCACAAGAGACAGTCTCTCCTAAGGGCTCAGTATCGCTGAGTCCAAAAATGGTCTTAAATTCGTCGTCTAAGGCAGCGTAAGCATCATCTTTTCGTTGCGTGTCCGGGAGAACTTGCAGCGAATAGTAGAGGCTTGTCTGAGGAGATTCTAGCCAATCTTTCAAGAAGGCCTCGTCGTAAATAACAATGTCACTCCATGAATTATATGAATAGCCATGGAAAAGACCAGTATTTTGATACAAACGTACCAGCTCATCTGCGACCAGTTTGTAATTGTCCCAGCCCACTTCAGCGGCAATTTCCACTTCCCCATAGTCAAAGCTTTCCACGCCGAAAGTGCCACTATCCCGATCAACTAAACGAGCAATGGGAGGGGCGATTTCAGGGGCTGTCGTAAAGCCTTTGGAATCTAAGTAGCGGTAGGAGCAAGAGGCTGTAGGAGCAATGCAGAAGGCGCGTTCCATTCCAGCTTCACGAGCCACTTCAGCGGCGTTATGAATGCCTTGATGAATGGCAAATACGGCATTGCCCACTGGCTTGTCCATAATTTCATACCAATCTCGCGGATCTGCTTGATTAAAGGCTTTCAGGGCCTTGCCGAAGTCGGCATAGGAAATGCCATGGAGGGAAAGGAAATTAGCAAGCCCAAGCATGCCAAGCCCCACTTGCCTATCAATCACAGAAGGAAGATATTCGCCCGTGGCGCCCACGCCCGTTTTGCCATGAAGCTCACAAAGCTGTTTCATGCCTTCCACGAAGGCCCCTGTCACGTCTTCAATGGAGCAGGCGCCCATGTTGACATGCTGCAGCAGGCAGGTGCCACGATGGGGGAGATACACTTCCAGGCAAACATTGGCGCGAATGCGCTCGCCTTTTTCGTTGTAGCGAATCTTGTTAAGCCAGATGTCGCCAGTGCCAATGCCCTTAAGGAGAGTATCAATCAGCTCCTTGGAAGAACGTTCCAGGAAATTTTCGTCTACGTTGAGACAACGCTTCACCCATGGAAGCTCTTGCCTAGAAGCTTTTAGAAAATCAAGGGCATCAGGATGGTCATAATCAAGATGCAATACTACAGCCCCGTTTTTATAGACGCCGCCGCGACGAAGAATTTCATTGAGGGTGGAATAAATCTTGCCAAAACTTACAGGGCCACTTGCTACAAGCCCTTTGCCATTTTCATGCCCCTTGCCGCGCAAATTAGACAAGTGAACAGCAACTCCTGCACCATTACGCAGACCATGGGAAACAAAGCGCCAAGATGCTTCAATGCCTTCCTCCCCTTCCATTGAATCTTCAACTACAAAAACCGTGCAGCTCACTGCGAGGCGACCTTCCGGGTCATCCATCCAGCTTTGGACTCTTCCTGTGCGAGCAATCTTGTCTGCCTTGGCTCCTTCCTTCAGCTTCATGAGACGAAAAAGCCCGCTCATGCGGGCTGGTGACAACAGGAAAAAGCCTAGCTCAAACTTCCATCGTGCCAGCTTTAATCACAACATCTTTGCACAATTGGCGCTAGTCGCACAGCCCCTCTGGGTCTTCCATGGACTGCTTGTCCCTGGCGAAGAGCATGGCGCTGCTCTTGGTTTTGAAATAGAACGGCTTACCTTCGTAAGCTACGAACCAAGAAAAATCTGGCCTGGAATGGACCGGCCACACCTTAATGGCTCCCACCATAAAGGGGCTAGGAAGATCATCCCACATAAAAGCCCTAAAGAGACTAGCTCCTTAAGGCTAAAGGCTATGGGAAAAGAAAATGGTAGCAATTAGTGCTTTTGCACAACATAAGGCTTAAACAATTTGGTAAGTTCTTTTTCGCAGTCCTTTTCAGTGTGGTGAATTAGCCAATCGTAAAACACTTCAAAAATGGCTTCCACTGCACTTTCTGTGTAGTAAGTGCCATCGCACTCCATGCAACTATCAATGATGGAACACAAGCGGTCGTAAATCCATTCTTCTTGCTCTTCTTTCCTTTTTTCTTCTTGCTTAGCAAGCAGATAGCCAAGCGCAGCAGCAGTCACCTTGTCGTTGCATAGCTCAAACGCTTCAAGACGCTCTCGCGCTTCGTCTAAGTCCTCTTTGCAGGCATCCATTGCAATGGAGAAGAGCAGGGAACTGGCGAAGCTCATGGGACACAAGGAACTACCAATCAGGATAGCAGCAGGCCGGTGGCGTCTCATCTAAAGACAAGTGCCAATCCAGGAGGTCAATTTGATGGCCGCTATGCGCTGCCACTCGTGGACGGTAGAACTGCTCCTTAGGGGGCTTGACCATGGCAGGCAAGTCCCGAATGGTGCGAGGCCATGCTCTTTCTGAAGAGACGAACACTCTCCAAAAGCTGACGACTGTGGCATAGCCCGTGCGACTGTTGTTATATCCCATGGTTGCGGAGAAGGGAAAGCCATGCTAACAGCGCTTATTTTCCTTGCTTTTGTCTTGATTTGCCAATAAAAGACACTTTCTCAACTGTCACTTCCTTGCTATAGCATGAGTCTCATTTAAGACTCATGAGATTTGGCTCTACAATAACAATAGGCGTAGCTTGTGAGCTTCATTACGAGCAGTTCATAAGCCTCCGCAAGCCGCTACGAGCAGGAGCCCCCAAGGCGATAGATAACAAGCGGCTCAGCTCCACCATCCTCCTCTCAACTCCCTTCTTTTAAGAAGCCTTTGCTAGGAGCCCTACGAGCTGAGCCCCCAAGGCGGTACATTCCTGGGCTCCTTCCCTACCACCTCCTTTCGCTTTCTTCTTTTCTATTGATCGCTCATATTGTGCGTAGCTATCACCAGTCTTAAAACAGTCTCAAATGAGACAATAGTAAGACTAAGGCCGCATGAATGACGCTCCTGGGGGAGCTACCCTCTCGCAAGCGGCCTTCATAAACTCATGCTTCATCCCCTCGCCTCTCCAACTGATCCCTCCTGGAGCGTAATCATTGCTCTACTAATTCTCCTTACTTTCGTCCTCCTTGCCATAGCCCTCATCCTGAAAGAACCATAAGATTACGAACAATCTTGGTGACCTCACTCCCCATCGTTCAGCTCTAGATCGTTCGGTCAGTGCGCACTGGGAAGTGGCACATGGGGGCAAAAAAATGGATTGAAAATTGCGTCGCTCCTAATTTGGGTATCCCCGCCCCCCTGCGATAGTACGGCCGTACTACTGCTCTCTGTAACGTTTTGCAACTGATCAGCGATGCTGATGATACGAAATCGTATCGTTGAGCATTTCTAATGATAATTGTCTCCCAATTAAGCGAAACAAGGCCCCCCGCCATGGTAACGGGGGGCAAACGAGGGCCAGCCTATGAGCAGGGCTCAAGCCCAGGGTTCAGCCCGGAGCATGGCCCGGCCGCCCCCTGCCAGGGGCTGCCAGACGCCCATCACAGGCTGCAGGGAGAATGCATCAGCCTCTGGCCCTTTGCCCCTGCTGCTCTTTGTGCGCAGGATGACGGCCACGCCATCACAGCCCCCTGCCAGGCCTGGCCCTTGCGGGTCAGCCCATCGGTGATCGGACGTGTCGCCATCGATACAGGCCAGGTCGACGGCCTGGGCTCCGGTTTCAAGGATCAGCACGGCGGGCAAGGGCTGGCCCTTTGCCAGGGCCACGGGCACGGCCACGCGGAACCCTGCGGCGACTGCCTGTATCGCCACGTCGACGCCCCCCTGCCGGTCAGCCTTGAGGCTGCAGGTCGTATCGATGCCCGCTGACCTTTGAGCCTTGAGGCCGAAAGGGCCATCCACGGGGGCTGCGCTGTAGTCGTAGGGGCGGATGGTGCCAGCAGGGGCCAGGGCCAGGGCCTCAGTAAGCGTGATCCCCTCACCGGGAGCCACGGGCAACCCATAGCGACGGGCCAGGCTCTGAGCCTCTGCAGGGGTGATAGTGAGGCGGGCCAGATGCCAGTGCAGATCATCAGTACCGCGCAGTCTGTAAGCCAGGGGCAGCCCTTTGGCCTGAGCCTGCCGGTAAGCACGGGCCAGAGCCCAAAGGATGGCGCGGGTGTAGACGGGCCCCCCTGCCAGCATCGCCAGAGTCCTACGGGCACGGGCTGCTGCCACGGTCACCGACATGCCGCCATGGCCAGCCCAGGCCAGACAGCCTGCCGCGCAGCCCTGAGATGCCCAGGGGCAGCCGTTATGGGCCATGGCCAGGGCCAGCACCCCCTCGCGTTCTGCCAGGGCCTGCAGGCCAGGGATGCGACTACGGGGGGCAGTGCTGCCAGGGGCAGGGCCTGCCACGGCCTGAGCCAGGGCCTTTGCTGGCAGATGGTGCAGGATCACGGGCCAGGCCAGGGCCGCCCCCTTTGCGAGTTTGGCGTTTGAGGCCCCCACGGTCAGAAGACCTTCAAGCGTAAGGCCAAATCGGGCCAGCAGAGCTGCCACGTCTGCAGGTAAGCGGGCAGGGGCCACGCTACGGGCCAGGGGGCCAGGGGCCACGGCCTGACGGGCAGGGGCTGCAGCAGGGGCAGGGGCTGCAGCAGGGGCAGGGGGCAGAGGGGGCAGAGGGGGCAGGGCTGCCAGGGCTGCAGCAGACTCTCCCGGTTCATCCCAGGCCACACGGCCACCACGGGCAGGGTGGCGCCACTCGCCCCCCTGCTGCGGCTGCTGCTGCTGCTGCTGGCAGGTGACAAAGGCAGGCAGCTCAGGGGCAGGGCCTGCAGGGGCAGGGGCTGCAGGGGCGGCAGTCTCGCCGGGCAGCAGGGGGCCACGGGCAGGGGCAGGCTCAGGCTCTGAGCGAAGCTGATCCAAAGCCCATAGCAGGTCGTCGGCCACGGCCTCAGCGCTGCAGGGATGGGGGGCAGGGACTGCAGCAGGGGCAGGGGCTGGCATCACATAGGCCCCCCTCACGTAGGCCCTGATTGTGGCCAGGTTTGAATCGATGATAGTGCCGCCCCCACTAAGGGCGTCAGTCGTCCAGCCGTAGTGCAGATGGCAGCACCAGCCGTCAGGCTCGCGCTCAAGGGACTGGACGCCCGGCAGGGCCAGGATGGCCAGGGCAGCTTTGGGCAGGTTGGAAGCGGTCATGAGCTTTGGGGGTGGAGGGCTGGCTCTCGCCAGTGAGCCCATTAAAGGGCCTGGCCCCGTAGCAGGTCAACCAAAGGGCCAGGCTAGGGGGCCAGTGGCAAAGGTGGCCCACTAGCCCAGGGCTGCAGGGGGGCAGGGATGGTAGGGGCTGCTGCTGCTGCTGCCCGTGATCGCCGCCCCCCGTAATTGGAACCGCACACGCGCACGCGCCTATCACGAGACAAGTGAGACTAGCGGCCTGATCAGCAGCGCTGATCACTGGCCTTTGCCCCATAGGCTCAGCTTGTCTGATCAGCTCAGCTTGTCACGCGGGCCACGGCCCATAGGCTCAGCTTGTCTGATCAGCTCAGCTTGTCAGAGGGGGCGGTCTGATCAGCTCAGCTTGTCAGATAGGCTCAGGCTATGGGAGGGGTGCTGGCCCATAGGCTCGGCTTGTCTGATCAGCCTGGCTGATCCTAGGGCCGGGAATCATAGGCTCAGGTTATGCTGGTACATTTGCACTATTATGTCGCTACCGGCATATGTCGCTACCGGCATATGCTGCTACCGGCATATGCTGCTACCGGCATATGCTGCTACCGGCATATGCTGCTATGCGCATGGCGGCATGGTAGTACACCAGTACTACAGTACACCAGTACTATTGAAAACGATTCTCATTCTCGCCAAGGAAAATAGTACAAACGCACTAATACACCCTTGCCCGGACCCAATACACCTCTAGCCGGACCCAATACACTTTCAGCCGGATCCAATACAAAACCAGCCGGACCCTCACCATTTAAGCCCTGATTGAGCCGCCGCAATGGCGGCTTTCTCGTCTCTATACGGCCCTCCCACTTCTTCCCCATCGTCCTCATACCAATACCAGCCTTCTACGAGTTCCGTGCCTTTACAGGCCTCTTCAGAGAAGAAATCTACGAGAATCATCGAACCCTCTTGAACTTGGAGAGCATCAGGTTCCACAAACCTGCAGGGATGTCGCCAGGGCGATACAGCACATAAGCGGGCCTTCCTAGAACCATGCCTCCTTCACCATCAGGCTCAGGCTCTGCTTCATCAGTCCAAATACCTTTGCATTGACCATCATCATCAAACACACCAATTTGGTAGTCTCCATCTTGCATGCACACTCTGACGTGCATGATCAATTCGCGGAGACGGGCTGCTTGATACACCCCCTGAGTGGAGGGAAAGTAAGGCCCGTTGCTGTTGTAGTTGCGGATGGTGTGCATGGTAGGAAAGCGATGGAACAGTAATTGCTAGGAGAGCAATCAATCCTCCGGGATAATGCGAAAGTCAGGATCATTGTTCCTTTTAATCCATCGGCATTGATTGAACTGCGGAAGCACAATAAAAAGCTTGTCGTGAAAATTCTGCTCAACAATGGCAGTGGTGATGGTGGTGCCAATGCGGCTACGGCCTTTGTTGCTGATGGCCAGGATGTTGATGGTGTCTTGCATGGTTCTAGGGAGGATGCGGAGGATGCGGAGGGGAGAGAGGCCGCTCAGGCGGCCTGGAGGTCTTCTTTGCTCCACCGAACGATGGTGGCAACAATATCGTGGCTCAGGGGCTCCCACAGGGGCATGGGCAGGCTTCCTCGGCGGCTCATGCAGATACGGCCATCTTCACGCTTGTGGAGGGCTGCCATGGCAGGAAGCATGAGCATGTCGCCAGCCTTGGCTTCGCAGATGAAGCGAGCAACCATGGAAATGAGCTGGTCTTGGATGAAGGAGGAGGTCATGGGAAGAAGGAAGAGAGAGGCTCGCGCCTCGTTGAACAGACAATAGAACGAAAGAGGCCCCTGGAAAGGGGCCCGTAACAATGCTTAACAAAAGGCAGTGCGGCCATTGGTATAGGCGTACCACTCCTTCTTGCCAGGGCTACTGGGCTTGGAATTGGCCTCCCACACTTCGGGAAGCTCCTCTGTCTCAATGCGAGTGCCAGCAGGCACATGCACGGGGCCGTTGAGCGTGGAAATGGTCCACTGATCCATCACAGGGCCATTGATATACCAAGTGCGGCTTACGTGCAGCAGGCCGGTCATTTCCAGCGTGCGGGGGTTGGCAGCACCCATGCGCTTCTGGCTGGGGAAAGGCTCGTGCCAATCGGGCACGGTAATGGTCATGCGGATGGTGTTGAGGCCGCTGAAGACGGTGTAGGCATCAGCAGTGGTGAGCTGTTCAACGGTGTGATTGATGCGGGTCATGGCTGGAAGTGAGGAGGGCCTCGCGGCCCGTTGAAAGAACAATAAGCTCAAGCGGGACAGGCGTCAAGCCATTGGGCCAAATTCACCAGCCCGGTTGCTGGATGCCCGTGACGGACACCACGCGCCAATGGGTGGGACTAGCAGGGTCGGTGTGCTCAACCACCAGAGAGCCTGCGGGCCATCGACCAGAGGAGACGAGGATACGCAAGGCCTCATCTGCGTAGTCTTTGGCCCAGTAGCGCTTGTCCCAGGGAGAGGTGTAGTTGACGGAGATGTCCATGGAGTGAAAGGCGGTGAGGCTCGCGCCTCATTGAAAGAACAATAAGCGAAAAAGGGGCCGTTACCAGCCCCTCCATTGATGATCTTTGCTTATGGCTCAAACCAGAGCCAGGGAGTGGGCCTTGGCGATAGTGGCAGCACCAGTGCCCCAGTAGAGGCTCTCCAGACGCTGGCGGGCAGCATCAATGGAATCCACGGCACGGCCTGCATCGTGCGAGAAATACTCCGTGATGGCTTGATAGGCGCCCCACATGGTGCCTTGCACGCCAGGAATATCAAAGCCAATGCCTTCCCCATGGAATTTGTTGGCCACATTGTCCCAGGCAGTGAGGTCTTCCAGCTTCTTGGAGCGGGCAGTGCTCTTGTCGCCCCGCTTGTCGTTGGTCATGCCCACCAGTTGGTCGGCAAACACGCTTTCACAATACTGACGGAACAGAGCGGAAGTGCAGGGCTTGGCGGCCATTGCCTTCAGTTCATCAATGCCCGCAGTGAACTGCTGGCGCTGCATGTCAATGATCGAGGGAAGGTGATCAATGAGAGCGTTGGCGTTCTTGGTATGACGAATGCGCATCTTCTTGGTGGATGCACCAGCAGCAGCACGGCCTAGAGCGTAGGAAAGCGTGTTCTGACAAACCACACGAATGGGGCTGAACATCACCTGGAAGGCAATAGTGCCATCGTGAGAAGTGCAACCAACAAGGTATTGGTGGATGGTGTCACCAGGGAGCACATCGGCTTCGGAATTGTTCACCTTGGCAGTGAATGCAACCTTGCGCCCTTCGTTGAGCACCACCACTGCATCCATCGTTGCATCCTCGTGCAGGGCTTCTGCCACGCGAATGAGCTGTTCGTTTTGAACGATGGCATAGCTCTCGCTTTGGATGGAGAGCACATTGCCAGTGTCGCCGCGAGTGATGGCCTGGTAGCCAGGGATGGGCTCACCAGTGGGATCGAACACGGGAGTGCTGATGGTTTCCCAGGAGGCATTAGCAGTGGCGAAAGCTTCGCGAGCGGGCTGGGTGCCGTCGAGGACGGTGCCAAGCTTGTGCCAGGCGGGCTCGTTGTTGAAGAACACGCCGGAGGTGAATTGGTGGCTCATGGCTTTGAGAGGAAAGTTGGCTGACGAAAGGAAAATTAGTTCATTTGGGGCCTGAGGTCAAGCCCCGTTACAAAGCTTCACACTTCAGGGCATTTGGTCGCAGATGCCTCCGAGGATTTCGTCCACGTAGCGGGTCACTTCGTCAAGCTTTTGAAAAGCAACGTCGCGCTCATGGCGGGCCTGGTCGTAGGCACCAGCGCCTTGAGGGTAGAAGTCGCGGCCATGGCAAGTGGCGGCTGCAAGTGCTTCAGCGGCTGCATCAAGCGCCTTGGAAGCGGCCCAATACTCGTCGCGGAGCGTGCTGGCGCCAGTGCCGTTGAGGTGGACAGTGGGAATGGTTGCCATGGGAGGGGAAGGAAAGGAGAGGCTCGCGCCTCGTGAGAGAACAATACAGGACAGAGGGGCCTGGATTGGCCCCCGTCACAATTGTTTACAAACGATCAGGCCAGCACCAGCGTTTCGCCCTTAGCGGTGATGCTGACCACACGCTCGCAGTCAAAGGAGCGCCAAGCGCCCTGCCCATCCTTGCGGGCCACTGCAAAGTCGCGGCAACGAACAATGGAAGCATTGGTAGAGGGCTTGCCAGTGCCTTTGATTTCCTGGCGGTCGCAAGGATTGAACTGGATCTTGCGGAGGCTGCCGTCAGCCTTGACGAATTCCACGCTGACGATGCTGCTACCAGCGTGGCGAAGGAAGCCGCGCACGATGGGGGTTTTGGTTGCGTAGCCGAGGAGGTAGGTGGTCATGGAAAGAAAGGAATGAGAGGCTCGCGCCTCGTTGAAGCCATAATGCCCATGGACGGAGCCCCGGTCAAGCCCCTGAACCATCAGCGCTGCTTATCGTTTGGGTGCAAGGCTCTTGATGAAGAATTGTGACAAACGACTCCTGCGAAGCCTGTCGGCACTGACAAACTGCTCACTGTTTGTCCCCATATTCTTAATCTTGACCACGGAGGTTTCTGTCTTCTTGGGCATCACTTTATATTGTCCTCTCCAGCCAAAGATGTGGTCGTTGAGATCAACAATTGCGCCCGGCTCAAACATCACTTACTTTCCATTGCCTTCACTGTAGACGGAGCGTAAGTGAGGCGGCAGTAACGCTCAGGGTGAATGTTTAGGCACTGGCGAAGCATTGCCGGGCTATCTTGCGGCTCGGGCGTATGCACCAATGTGGCCAGAGTGAGCATACTCATGCCGCAGGAAATGGAGAAGAAAGAAACAATGGAAGGGAGGTTGTTCATCGGAACAGGGCAACGAGAGCACATTACACGACCAGCCGGATCCCGCAAGGTTCGTGAAGAACTATTACAAAGCTAGCCGTGTCATAAAAAAGCGCCTCTTACGAAGCGCTCGGGATTCCGTGCTCTCGCGAATTATGCCAACGAGAAGCAAAGCCTAGCAACACCTTGTGAGGCTTCCGCCACATGACTAAAGGCGCCATGGCTGAGATCGAGCCGCCTATCGCCGTGGAACGGACCTCTGTCCGTAACTGTCACCCTCACGCTTTTCCCATTGGCCGGATTTGTGACGATGATCCTGGAGCCAAGTGGCAGCGTGCGATGGGCAGTGGTTAGAGCGTTTGGATTCATGGGCTGGCCGTTGGCCATTGTGCGCCAAGCGAAGCCATCTCCACGACCATAGTGAGAGGCAAGTCCGCACGAGGATTTAGCCTCCACTGCAAGGGGCGCCAAGGCGCTGAGAGCAATGGAAGCGATGGAAAAGAAACGAAGCATGTGTAAAGAGAAAGTAAATAGCGAGGGTCAGGGAGTCGCCTCCTGACAGTGTTCACCGTACCACATTTCCCCCTTCCATTGCCAATGGCCTGTTTCGACGCAGAAGGTGCTATGCTTTCCAAGCAAGTCGGTCCTGAGGCGTAACAACCTCCTCTTTGAGCCGCGAGGGTGGACGGGTTTGAATGGAAAGGAGGATTCCGCAAGGGCCTCCATCGCGCATTGGGCGAGTGAGGTTTCCATTCTCTTGGTTGAAGATGCGCCAAGAAAAGAAGCTCATCGGAGGCTTGTAAAGAAGGAGGAGCGAAAGCTCCTCTTTTCTTTTGTTTTGCAATAGGCGGGGTGTGATTAGACAAGAAAAAAGGGCCTTGCGGCCCTTGGTTAATAATCAACAGCGTTTCGATACAGAATGTAAACGTACCATTCATACAGTTCCTTCCATTCCTCCATCGTCAGGGGGGTTTGTTTTCGCCCATGTTGTGTCATAGGGAATAGGTTCTGTAGCGTATTCGTAGGAGTCGTAGTCGTCGTCGTTACGAGGATCATAAGCTAGTGCGCTTTGGATTTGAGCTAGGACAGACCAGTAGTCTTTTCCTTTGGTCCATCGGTCCATGAGTTTGGCGCATAATGCGCGAAAATCAGGCTCTTGGGTCACTTGGACATCCTCAGCAGCAACGGCAGCAGGCGCACGAAGGTCGCCTTGATGCACAGCTCAACCGCTGCGCCGAGGGCGAGCAGTAGGGCGAGGGTGAGCAGGGCGTTAAGCATCGGCACCCTCCACCCCAGGCACCGGCTCGATAGTTGTTACGCGGTGTTGCTGAATGATCAGCTTGTGGGGGCCATCTTGTGAGTAGGTCTGCAGATAGCGATTGCCTTCTCGTTGAACATCCTCCAAGCTGTTGGCTGATCCACCAGCCTGCCACTCACCCTCGGCATCATGCAGTTCCCAGGCGTAGTGAACGTCCTCCTGCTTAGGCACCGGCTCGATGGCGAGGCGGCCCCAGCGGGCTAAGGCAGCGCGGGCGTAGGTACGCCAGCTCAGTGCTTCACCACCTTGATCAATATCGGTGAACAGCTCATCCAACTCCTCATCAGTCGGCCCCTGCGGCTCGGGCTTGGCCAGCGCGGCGCGGGCGCGGCTCAGTAATCCTGAGTAGGCCATTTCATCAGATCTTTCGTCGTAGTAGTCGTTTGTATTTAGCGCTTCCACAAGCTCAGCGCACAGCTCACGAAAGTCAGTCATTGACCTCCACCCCAGGCACCGGCTCGACAAGGGGCGCTTTCCAATCGCCGCTTTGCAGATCATTATAACAGTCGCGTAGTTTCGATTGGCAATCTTGAGCTTCTTCTCCAATCTTGGAAAGTGCGTCATCGGCAATGTCAACAAGCATGGCAGCAAAAGCTCGCAATTCCTTGTGGTCAATGTAAGTATCAAGCGTTGCATTTCCGTCTAATACGCGAATTGACAAACCTTTGCTGAATTGAGAAAAGTTGCCGCGAAGTGTTTGGATTTCCATGGCCTAATGATTGTTCTGGTTAATAGTGTTGGCGGGTGCAGGCACCGGCAGCGCACAGCGCACGAAAAGTGTCAGTCATTGCCACCCTCCAGCTCATCAGCGATGGTCAGCAAGATGCGTCGTTCGCGTGTGCAGTACACAGCAGCAGTTCGCAGGGCGGCGGCGATGCGACCTTCCAGCTCTGGACCGGCGCAAATCGCGACATGACGCACCGCCTGGGCGGCGGGGGAAAGCGGTTGGTCAGTCATTCAGGTAGCGCCTCCAGTGCGCGGCGGATAATGTCAACAGAGTCATTGGTGAGGATTGTTTTGCCAGTCGTGTACCGCGTCAGCGCAGTTAGCGCCTGCTCCTTCAAGCTCGGCGTGGGGCGGCGAGCGGCGCGGAGTTCAGTTGCAGCGGCAATCGACTCCACAGCCACCCACTCACAGCACGCCTCCAGCTCCTGGTCGGCGCCCCAGCGGGCGGCTTGGGTGGCAATGTCGTAGACGCATGTTGGACCGTAGTCGTTTTCACGGGCCAACTGTCCGCACCAGTCGGTAACCAGCTCAGGCGGTGGGGTGATCGGGTGTTGGTCAGTCATTTGCGCGGCAGGGGAGAGGTTGGTCATTGGTCCAGCTCCTTGATAAGTTTCTTCAGGGCCTTGAACTCACCCCACGAAAACCTGATGGTCTGTTCAGCATGGCTGCTCAGGTGAGCATCGAAGCCTTCACCGTTGTGCCATAACGACACTTCGATGAAGTCATCAGGCTTGGCAAGATGATCGAACTTGCTCAGCGGCGCAAAGGCAGCGTCAAGCTTGTAGAGGGTGATCTCAGTCATTGCCACCCTCCAGCTCGGCGGCGATGGCGAGGAGCTTCTTGCGGCAAGCCTGGCGGGCATCGCGCTCCCACATCCAACGCTGATCACCCCCATAGAGCGGCTCTTCCGGCACCACCTGATCAGCAGCAGCGCG